TGGTCGCTATCGCGGGCGGTGCCGGCGGTGGTCCCATGACCCGCGACCGCGCCCTCGAGATGGCCCAGGAGTGTTGGGAGGACGGCGGGTATAGGGACCACCAGATGGACCCGACCCTGGCCAATGCGATCGCCAACAAGCTGTTGAGCGTGGCCGGCGTGGGAGTGCCGGACTCCCCGCCGGCGCCGCAACCCGTTGCCGGGCCTGTAATAGACGACACCCCAGCACCGAGCGCCCCGGCCGCGCCCGTAGCCCCGGCCGCCCCGCCGGCGGCGAAGGAGAAAACGCGTGCCTCAGGTGATCGACGGCAAAAGCCTGACAAAGCGGGAGCATGAGGTCTGGAAGGCCGCGCTCAAGCGGGCGAAGGAGAAGTCCGAAATCGACGACCCCGGCGGCTGGGCCACCAATGCGGTGAGGAACTACCGCAAGAACAAGGCCAAGGCCCGGAGCAAGACGGCCCGCCGGCTCGCCAGGGTCGGCAAGAAACGTCGGGCGTAAGCCGCGCTGGCCACATAACTTGACATGCGCACCTGTGCCAAGGCCGTCCGATGGTGTATGATAAGCACAGGCGGATGGCGAAGATGGGCAAGAAGGCACAGATCGAGCCGCTGACCGACGCCCAGGCCCGTCGCTGCGTGGAGTGGTTCCAGACGGCGATGGGCCTAGTGGACTGGCAGGTCCGGACGTTCATTGAAGATGTGGCCCCGGCGTGGGTTCCAGAAGCCATCCGGGACGGCTACGGCGCCTGCGAGACCGACCCGAACTACAAGGACGCGAAGATCTGGGTCAGCCCGCGCAATTGCCAGCATGAGGCCGAACCGATTCAGCCCGCCGACCCCCTGGCCGTCCTGTTCCATGAGTGCTGCCATGTGATGGCTTCGGACATCGGGATCCCTGACACCGAGGCCCGGCAGCAGTATGCCTGGAACCGTCTCGGGGCGCTCTGCGCCACGGCCTTCCGGGCGGGTATCAGCCTGTGAAGGAGAAGCAACATGCCTGACCCCAACTACCGGCCGGCGCAGATCAAGTGTTGCGCGACATGCAAGTTCGCCGGGTATCAAACCGACAGTTCGGGTCACATTGACCGATGCGGACGGCCCAGCATGGTTGGCACCAGCATTGAGCCTGGATACGTCTGCGACCACTGGGAACCCGTCGAGGACGAGCAATAACGCTGTTGTGAACGAACGGGAAAAGGGGGTTTCCGCCGTCTCATCTGCCCGGAATAATTGAGGCGACAATGGACGACGACCAGGTCGGCCAACGCGAATCCTCCGACGAGACGATGCAGCCTCCGCGCGCCTTCGAGGTGCGGGAGTACTACGACGAGGCTGGGCACCACATCACCGGCAGGTACTGGATCAACGGCGATAGGCCCGATTTCATGGGCCACGCTAAGGGCATGATAGACCTCGGCGAACTGTTCCAGGACCCGAAGTTCAGGGGCAAGATCCAAACTGGCCAGTTCACGGTCGAACTCCCCGCTCCCGATGTGGAGGGGGCGTTCGCCATGATCGACGAAGCGGTGAATCTGGCCTGGCCAGCACTGCGGGAGCAAGCCGAGGAACACCTTCTGGCGCAGTATCGCGTCCAGCCCCAGAACCAGCGGATCCAGCTTGCAGGTGCCGGCATCGACCTCGACGCCTTGCGCCGAGCGGCCGGTGGGAACACGGACGGGTTAGGCCGGTCGACTGACAGATGAGGAGCAGGCAGTGAGGTAGCAGCCATGACCATGACGTGAACCACGGCGACAGGCTTCAGGCAGCGCCCTGCGAGTCGGCCGGCCGGCCGATGCGTTCGATGAACCGGAAACGCCCCTTGCCTACGTAGGCGGTGAGGGGCGTTTTTTCGCAGGGCCCGGGAGATGAGATATGGCGAAAGCAGCCACCCCGAAGATGAGCGCGGAGGACTGGCGCTGGAAGGTTGAGAGCGCCGCCAGCACCCTGATCGAGGCCGAGAAGATCAAGCAAGACAGCAAGCTCCACAAGGCGGCCCTGGCGGAGGTGAAGAAGCAACAGGACGCCATCGGGGCGGTCGTGCGAACCTCCAAGACCGCGCGCAGACTCGGCGGCGGTCGGAAATCCAAATAGCCCACGAAACCCGGCGGCGGCCGGGATTTCGGAGACGAAACAAACCCTCCCCGCTGCGCAGGGCGGGGGGGGGTTTTTCGTGGGCTGACCGAGAGCAGGACATGAACGGAGAGGCGGGCAAAGGCAGCGCACGCAGACCGGGCAACCCGGAGGCCTACGGCAAGGGCCACGAGCGCCTGTTCGGCAAGAGAGCCCTCCCGAAGGGCGGCCGGCAGATCCTCGTGAGAGGGCGCTGGGTCGACCCCCGCGAGATGACCGGGGAGGACACGGCCGTCAGGCGGAAGAACGACGCCCACAACATCCGCTCCATGTCCGCAGGGATCCACCCGGACCAAATTCCTGAGTTCGAGCACAAGTACCCCCCCGGCGAGGGGGTGACGGTGGATGCGGCAACGGGGGAAGTCATCTTCCGAGACCGCCAAGCCCGCCTCAAGCACCTGAAGGCCCGGGGGCTGCACTGCAACGACGAGATCAAAGGGTAGCTGGCGGACGAGCGTTCGGCGCGTCGCCGACCGCCCCCGCGGCCCATCCCAAAGGATAGCAGCGATGCCAGAAACAGCGACAGACACAGCAGTTGAGAACCCCGACACCGCGGCACCCGACGGCGGCGCCGGTAGCGACTCAGGGCAGGACTCCCAAGCATCACCGGGCGATGCGGCCATTGACGCCAAGCTGGCGGAAATGGGCGTTGAGGACGCCGATGCCGGAGCACCCGCTGAACCTGAGACGCCCCCGGATACCGACGACGGTGCGGCCGCGACAGGGGAAGATGGCGGCGGCACGACCGATCAGGCTGCCGAGAAGGGCGGTGAGGACGGCCCAGGAACCGAGACAGACGAGAAACCGCCTGACGGGCCCACCAAGCCGGACGAAGCACCTCCTGAGCCGCCTGAGAGCGGTCTGACCGGCAAGCAAGAGGACCTGCTGGACCAGTTCAACCTCACCCCGGATGACCTCCCGGCCCCTGGCAAGGCCCGTGACGCCCTCTTTGAGCAGCTCACAGGGGCCCGACGCCAGATCAGCCGGCAACATTCGGCGGTGGGTGAGGCCATGGCCAAGATGAAAGAGGCCGCGGCCAAGCCCGCAGAGGGAGAACCCCCAGCAGCAGGAACCGAGGGCGAAGGTACCCAAACGCCCCCGGACAAGACCGCCGAGGCCCCCACGGAGTCGTCGCGGGGCGATCTGGCGAACCTGGAGTTCAGCGACGGCGACCTGACGGCGGAATCTGACGAGGCCTTCACAGACAAGTTGAACACCCTTGTGAAGGCCACCCGGGACGTGCAAGCGAGGTTGGCCGCTGTCGATGGGCTGACCCAGCGCGTCGACGGCATCGAAAGCACCCGTCAGGATGATGAAGACAAACAGACAGCGCAGATCGTCGACAAGTTCTTCGCGGGGCTCTGGGACAAGGACGACAACGGGCAGGAGGTCACGGACTATCCCCAATTTGGTAAGGGTCCGGGTTCTGACCTCGCGCCCGACTCCGACGAAGCCCAGGCCCGCGACAAGATCCGCAAGCAGGCCGTGATCCAGGCTCAGGGAACCTTCCAAGTCACCGGCGAGGACATCCCCGAGGATCGCGCCCTTGCGGAAGCCCTTGAGATCTGCACGGGCAAAGAGATCAGAGACGCAGTGTGGCGCAAGGTCGTTCAGCGCGTCGGCAAGAGACGCGGCAAGGCGATCCCCCGCCCCGGGTCACGACCCCGGATCCCGCCCAAGTCCAGTCCCGATGAGAAGGCCGACAAGGCCATCGACGACTGGGGCGCGGAAAAGGGCTTCAAAATCCCCGACGACTAGGACGCTCGACCGCGCACTGCGCGGGAGTGACAAACAATGCCTGCAACAGGTGTAGCACTGAGTACCGACGACACCCTTGACCTTTGGAAGGTCACGTTGTCGGCCCACGACTGGAAGAACAGGACCTACGAGTACCTGTTCCCCCGCCATAACTGGATCGTCGTCGACGAGTGGTTCCGCAAGGACCGGATGGAGTTCGACGGCGGTACCCAGATCGAACGGGAAGTGATCTACCGCGAGGGCGGCTCTGCCTCCTGGGTGCATCCGGGCGAGGTCCGCACGCGGTCCACCGGGAACGTCGTGGCAAAGATCACCATGCCGTTCTGCAACATCGTGATGGACCACAACATGACGGAGGACGAGATCCTCCGCAACCTGGGCAAGGCCAGGCTCAAGAAGCTCGCGGATGGACGACGCGCCGGCTGCATGGTCTCCATCTGTGACGCCGTTGAGAATCGCGCCTGGGAGCTGCCCACCACGGAGGCGGACACCAAGTTCCCCCGCGGCATCGTGTACTACATCGTGCCGATCACCGCGGCTCAGCGCACGGCGCACGCCTCTGCGGGGACAAACCCCGGTCAGCACCAGGGTCAGAACCCCACGGGCTTCAGCACATGCATGGGCCTGGACGCCTCGAACGCCATCTACAGCCGTTGGCGGTCGTACAACGACACCTGGACCAACGCCGACGGGGAGATCACCGAGGACGACCTGAGGAAGATCGGGCGCATGTTCCGGCGCCTCCACTTCAGGGCTCCGTTGGAGGCCTCGCAGTTGGCCCAACCCAAGTTCCGCAAGATGCGCGGTTACTCGTGCGAGACGATCATCGACTCGTACAGCGCCGCAACTCGTCGGCAGAACGACAACCTGGGTGCCAACGCCGTGAATTACTACGGCGCCGGCATCGCCCGCAACGGCGAACCCACCATGTGGGGCATGCCCATCCAGTGGATGGAGAAACTCGACGACGACGCCACCTTCCCCCTGGACTTCGTCAACCACGACTACCTCTACCCCATCGCCCAGCGCGGCAAGTGGCTGAGGGAGGATTCCCCTCTGCGCACCGTGGAGCAGCCGGACGTGTTCACGACTTGGGTGGATAGCTGTTTCAACATCATGTGCAGCAACCGCCAACTGTGCGGCGGCAACATCTCGTACCCGGCGTAGTGAGAGCCGGTTGTGAGCAAGAGCTTTGACAAGTGAATCGGAACCCCGTGCCGGTGGGACAAACCCGCCGGCGCGGATTCCTCAGATTAGGAGAGTCAACAAATGACTACTCAATGGCAACAGGTGCCAGGCAGCGAGAAGCAGCATCTCAAACGCGTGTACTACGAGGGCAGCGACGCCCTCGTGACAGGCTACTGCCTGTGCTTCAACCACGACTCCGGCACGGCGAGCGCGGCGGACTTCGACCGCGCCAGCCTCGTGGAGAAGCCCGCCGCAGCGAACCTCAAGCATTTCGCAGGCGTCGTCAGCAGCAAATCCAACGGCGTCACGGGTCCCAAGATCATCGAGATCGTCGAGCCCACGGGAGTCTTCGCGGAGGTCTACACCGAGGAAAACTGCGTGATCGACACGACGGTTCTCACGCTCAAGCCGGCCAGCTACGCTGCTGGTGGGCTTGGCGAAGGACCCATCATCGGCCGAGCCGCGCAGACGATCAATCGCAGCAGCGTCAACGGTACGGTTTTGGCCCAACTGGTCGGACTCAACCGCGACCAGATGATTGATGGCCCGCTACCGTCAGCGACCATCAACATTCCGTCCTACAGCATCTGGGACACATGCCCTTGGGGCACGCCCTACGCCTCATGTTTGTTCGAGGACTACAACGGGCGGCACGGGTTGGGCAATGCGGCTGACGGTTCGGCCGTTATGACCGGTACCTCGACGACCGAGTGTCCCGACTGGATTCAGACCGAGGTGACGTCCGGCCTGACGGCCAAGGTCGAAATGGCAGGCGGGGCCCTCCGCGTGAGTTCCGAGGCAAGCGTTGCCGCCAACGACGGCCTGTGCGTCATGTACCGCGACACGCCCTGGACGCCGACCGCAGGCAAGCGCATCTGGTTCGAGGCGCGCGTGAGGATGGTCAACGTCAGCACCGCAGGGGCTGAGGACCAGTTCTTCGTCGGGCTGGCGAACACCATGACCGCCGCGCTGTCCGCCGGCGTGGTCGATGACACGGTGGACAAGATCGGTTGGTTCCGCCACGACGGAACGACCGTGCTGAAGATGTCGTTCATCACTGCCAAGACGACCGTGGAGGAAATCACGGCCGATGCGGCTACGGTGGCCGATTCCACGTGGATCAACCTCGGCTTCGTCGCGGACCTGACCACCGTGTCGCCCTACGTCAATGGCGTCGTGGGGACGGCTCACGCGACCACCACGAAACTGCCAACGGCCGCAACGGGCCTGGGAATCTGCTACGCAGCAGTCTCCGAGGGCACCACGATCGGCTTGCTCGATGTGGACTGGATCAAGATCGCCCAGCTTCGGTAACACCCTCAGACAACTGAATACCTCAGGACCGGCGGGGAGAGATTCCTTCCGGTCCATTATGGACAGCAAGGGCATCATCGGCACCATCGCACAGCTCGACGATGTCAGGAGAGCCGACAATGGCTGGAAGTTGGAGCATTACAATCGAGGTTCTTGATCTCCCCGCAAAGCGGCTGACGATCAGGGCGATGCGCACGGATCCCGATGTGCCATCGGGACCCCTCGAGCGGAGCTACACCGTCCAGACTCACTACGACACGGACAAGACCAAGGCACAGAACCTGCAGGATTGGGGCCGCGAAATCTGGGCGCTGTACCAGAACGATCTGGACCGGGAAACCAGCGTCGGCGATCTCGTCACTGACTGCGAGACCCTCCTGGCCGAAGGCCTGAACGCGAAGGAGGCATGACATGGCCGATACAGGCTACAACTGGGGCAACTACGAGCCGATGCAGAAGGCGGCGGGGGACTGGACCTCGGATGCTTTGGCCCAGGGGGTCACCGAGACGGGGGATCTGACTGACCTCACCGGCAAGGCCACATGCGAAGTGGGCATCGACTTCTACGAGGACAATACCGGTGCGATCAGCGGCGACGCAACGGTGTACGTGTTGGGCAGTGCCGATCCCAGCAACTCCGAGGAACCGGCCCAAAAGACCGCGTGGGCGTTCACCGTGACGCCGATCCAGAACGATCACGTGTACAAGCGGTTCTCCATCGACCCCGCAGCTTACGGCGACTTCAAGCTGGCCGTGTGGAATGACAGCGGCCAAGAGTTGGCCGTGACGGTCAAGTTCAGGACGGCGACGATCCCCCTGGCGAGCTGATGAACCCGAAACCGTCAATCTGGTGTCCGGGATACCGCAAAGGGCATCCGCTGATAGCCGGTCGGCGTTTCGTGCTTTGGCCATTCTGGGTTGCCGGATTGGCCCTGACAAACGTTGGCGATCCGGGCTACGACCTTGATTTCCCCGGAGGGGCCAACAACCCCACCTGGGCTGATTCACTATTTGGTCCTGCACTGTCGTTTAACGATGCGGCCAGCCAGTATGCTGAGCGGGATGCCGCCCCAGTCACCGCTCCTCCGTTTACCCTTGCAGCATTGGCACAAAGCAATGCCAACTGGATAGATCAAGCTGTTGTCAGCATCGCCAAGAGTACAGATGGTGTACACTTCTGGTGGCTTGGTTTCAGCAATGATGGTCCGCCGTTTGCCGAGTTTAGGGCCTGGGATGGAGTTGGTATAGGAGCGGCGCAGAGTACGGCGAGAATTACTCTCAATACTTGGGCTCATCTTTGTGGGATCGAATACGCTGCGGACTCCCGTGCGGTTTTTCTGAATGGTGGCAACAAGGGCACGAATGCCACAAGTAGAACGCCTGCTGGAGTCAACCGAGTCTCAATTGGTCGCATTGGCGATTTAAGCCCAAGCCTCTATTTGTCCGGTCGCGTTGGCTTCGCTCTCATCGTCGCGGGAGCTTGGACAGACGAACAGGTAAAAGAGAACCACGAAGACCCCTGGGGCATCATCACACAGCGGCGGCGGAGCTACTTCTATGGGGCGGTGATGGCGGGGGCAGCAGCGGGTGGGCCGTTCCCACACTATACCCGTAGGCGCATGGCCGGCGGGACAATCTCAATGCAAGGGGCAGCCTAGTGCTCATCAGTTACAAACGCGGGCAGGGCAGCGTCATCCTCCGAGTGAAGATTCTCAACTCCTCGGTGACCACCGGGGCAGGGCTGACCGGCCTGACGAGCGCCAGCGCTGGCCTCATCATCTCCACCATCGCCGACAACGAAGCCACTGCGACCGCGTACACCCAGGCCGGCTCGACCATCGAGACGATAGCCACTCTCGGCACCTACGCCGCCCCAACGGCCACCAAGTGCCGGTTCAAGGAGGTGGATGCGACCAACCATCCGGGCGTGTACGAGATTCAACTTGCCGATGCCAGGTTGGCCGTCGCCAGCGCCAAGAGCTTGCTGGTCTCGATCAGCGGAGCGACCAACTGCGCCGAGACCGACGCAGTGATCCCGCTGACCGACCTCGACCCGTATGACGGCCTGGTGCAAACGGAGTGGGCTGATGGTGGTCGGCTGGACCTACTCATCGACGCCATCCCCACGACTGCCATGCGTGGGACAGATAGTGCCAACACGACAGTACCCGACGCCGCCGGGACAGCCTCCACCCTTCTCACAGCCTTGGAGTCGCACGGGGACAGCGCTTGGGCCACCGCAACGGCTGTCACCGCCGACCTCACCCATATCGGCGGCCAAGCCATCAGCGGCAACAACGCCACGCTCAAGCTCAAACAACTCGACATTCAGAACAGCGCCGGCAGCGCGGTCATTGCCAAGAGCACCGGCGGCAACGGTCACGGTTTGGAGATTGCCGGCAACGGCACCGGCGAGGGCATCTACACCCTGGGTGGAGCAACTGGCCACGGCTTGTACGCTCAAGGTGGCAGCACCTCAGGAGACGGCATCCGCGGCACTGCCCAAGACGGCGACGGCAACGGCATGTACCTCGAAGGCGATCCCACATCGGGCGGCACAGGCGCGGGCCTACGAGCCAAGGGGGGCAACTTCGGTCATGGTCTGTATGGCAGTTCGGGCAGCAACGAAGGCAAGGGTGCCTACTTTGTCAGCGTCAGCGGAATCGGTATGCACTGCCAGGGTGGCGGCACGAACGCCGGCATCTATACCGAGGCTGGGCTGTCCGGCGCGGGCTTCCAATGCCAAGGTGGCTCAGTAGGTGGTGTCGGGATCAGGGCAACTGCGGTCGCGGCCAATGCAAATGCCATCAGCCTTGCGCCCCACGGCACCGGCGTCGGCATCTACGGCAACCTCTCGGGCACCATCGGTGGCTTCACCGCTGCTGCGAAAGCTGAAATCGAATCCGAGGCTAACGATGCCCTAGTTGCCCTCAATCTCGATCACCTGATGAAAACCGCCGTTGCCAACAACGCCGACATGACCACCGAGGTTCCTGACGGAACGGTCCTCTCGAACCTGATGACCAAAACCGGCGACACCAGCGATTATGTGTTGTCCACGGACAGCCTGGAGGGCGCTGCGGATGTGCTTGCGACCGCGACCACGATCAAGAACCTCCAAATTGAGCGGCATGTGATAACCAGGTAATGGCATGAGTACAACCACGATTGCCGAATCGTTCAAAGTAGGCGGCGTTGCCACGGACATGACGTCCGTGAAGCTGTCGAACCAGGGGGGAACCTACGGCGTCACCCGGACGGATCTCAGCAACGCCACAGCCAATGCCGCCACCAAGGCGGACCCCTGCGTCATTACGACAGCCGCCGCGCACGGCTACTCCGACGGCCAATTCGTCAACATCAGCGCTGTCGTCGGGATGACGCAGTTGAACGGCAACAACTACTACGTCGACGTGCTGACGACCACGACCTTCGCCCTCTACAGCGATTCCGACTTGGCTACCACCGTCGATTCCAGCGGGTACACGACGTACGCGAGCGCGGGAACCATAACGCCGTTGGTGGTGGCTGACGGCACCGCCCTGACCATGACCGCCACGGGCGTCTATCAGTATTCGTTCACCGACCCGGCCGCCGACCTCACCTACCAGTACGTCCTCGAAATCGTCTACGACGGCGAGACGTTCTGGATCACCGATACGATGCTGGGTACGCCGACGGCGCCCGGCACACTGATCTTCACCTTCCAAAACATCTGGGAAGAAGTGGGGAGGTCTCTCAAGAACACGGCTGCGCCAACGGGGGATGCCCTCGCCGAGTGCAAGAAGATCGCGAACCGCGGCTATCTGACGTTCCTCGCCGAGTGGCCTTGGACCTTTATGCACCCCGACGCCACGTTGGCGGTCACAACGGCCGACGACACCACCGATCTGCCAGCGGACTTCGGGGAGATGCGCGGCGACTTCCGGTTCGCCCCCGATGCCGGCTTGGGCCGAACCAAGATCGAGCGAACCACCTACGAGAACATCCGCGTGCTCAAGACGGCCAGCGAGAATGAGGCCGGGACGCCGTTGTACTACGCCATCCTGCCCAAGACGCATGTTCTGGCGACGGGCCAGCGATCGTGTGCGATGTGGTATCCCGTGCCGGACGCGGACCTCACCCTGTACTACCCCTACCGGGCGGAGGCGGCCGAGTTGGTCAACGACAACGACTATCCGCTCGGGGGCCAGAAGCACGCCATGGCCATCGTCCAGGCCGCAAAGGCGATTGCCGAGCAATGGAAGCACGGGACTTGCGGGAAGGAATGGAAGCTGTACTGCCAGGAGAACGCCGAACGCGTTGCCGGGCGGCAAGTCGGGGGGTTGCTGCTGGCCAGCATCCGCCGCGACCTGGCCGACCGGCCCAAGAACTTGGGATACAACGCCGACCGCTCGGACGTGCAACCCTCCGCGGATCCGCAGATGAGCGAGTGGACGTACTCAACGTAGCGTGAAAGGAATACTGCAATGCCAGCGCCAGCGACAATCAAAGTGACTTCCGGGACGACGGCCAAGGCCACGACGGCCGACACCGCCGTTGAGGTCATCGCCACTCAGGGACCCGCGCGCACATTCCGCCACGCGCGCCTGATAAATGAAGGGGCGGTTGCAGGGTTTTGGTCAGCCGATGGAGGCAGCACGTGGTCTCGCCTCCCTGCGGCCACGGTCATCACCGATGATGACATCTATATCCGGGATAAGGCCGTGCAAGTAAAGCGGGTAGCTGGCGGCAGTGACCTGTCCGGCATCTGGGGTGAGATTTGGTGAGAGCGACGACGAGCATGACAGGCAACGCCTCACACAACATGCGCCCAGGTCTTCCGGCGAACCAGCGAGATAAGAAAGAAAGGTGACCAAATGTCGGGATCGAGCCTGTTACAAATTGCCAACGTAAACGTCAGGGACGACGCGGCCATCGCGCGTAGCAAGATGGCCGAGAACGCCCTGGCCGCTTACGCGATCCCCGTGGGCGACCTTCGCAATGATGATGGGAGCGTGATTGACGCCACCGGCGGGGCGGGGCTATTCAACCTCACAAGCGGCGGCTTCGGGACGGGTACGCTCACGATTGACGGTGAGGCCGCCACCGGCAACACCAAGACGGACACGCTGATGTTCGACTTCGCCCTGCCGGCAGAGTACGTCGCCGCAGGCGATGTGAAGGTGCGATGGTATCAGCAGGAGTCCGTCGGGGCCGCTACCGACTCCACCACCGCGAGTTGCGAGGTCTACAAGTCCGACCAGCAGGGCGGCGCCGGCAGCGATCTGCTATCCGCGTTTACTCCGACCGACGTGACTGATAGCTGGGCCTTGGCAACTGCCGACATCGACGAATCGGGATTGCTTGCTGGCCGGATCATACGGGTGTTCATTCGCGTTGTCACCAACGACACCGGCGGGGCGGTTGGCACCATTGCTCAGCTCGACGGCATCCAGGTGCTGTGCGACATCAAAGGATAAGGACTCAGACAAGTAAGTAAGGCCAGCAAGCGACCGGCTACGCACCGGCGACTTGCGAGAGAAACCAAACCCTCTCTACCTGCGCAGAGGTCGGGAGGGCTCTTTTTTGGAAGGAGCAGGAAGATGCCAGGCAGCCAGACTTTGATCCCGAAACGAGACGAGGCCCTCAGGAGCGTGCTCACCAAAACGGCCACCGCCACGTTGACAGTGAGGGAGGTTCTGAACTTCCCCGTCATCATCGTCAACACCGCCTCCGCGGACGTTGAACTGACCCTCCCGGCGGCCTCAGCCGCGCTCAAGAACGTGTGTCGGCGAATCTGTGCGTACGGGGCGAACGGCGTGAGCGTGCTTGTCGCGGCCGGGTTCGGGGCCGGGGGGGAGAGCTACGACTACGCCACCATCGGGTGCGGCGGGTTCATGGATGTCTTTTGCGACGGAACTCGTTGGTACGCCGGCGGAGAGGTTGCCGCGGCCGGCGACCAGTAAGCAATTGGTGCCGGGTCGCACTGACCGTTGAGGACATCGGGATCGGCTTGGACCCGGCGCGCTGCGCGGTGCCGCAGACCGCGCCCAGGTGGCCGAACTGAAGGAGTAACGAGACATGCCGAGTCACAATGAACTGGCGAGAGAACAGCAAGCCCTTGCCATTGGCACGTTGGCCGTGACCGCCACCCTCACGCTGACCGTGTGGCAGGTCCGAGGCCATCGGATCGTGGAGGTGGACACGACCGACGGCGCCGTCGCGGTCACGTTGCCGGCCGCAGGTGACCAAGTCAAGGGCTGCAAGCTCCTCTGCGCGAACCGCGGGGCCAACAATCTGACCGTCGTTGTCACCGCAGGCTTCGGCGGCGGCGGGTTGGGCATGGACACAATCACGCTCACGCGCGGCGAGTGTGCTCTCGTCGTCTGCACGGCTAATGCGTGGTATCAGAACCACGACTCGAACGCGGCGTAGCCGAAGCCATTAAGGCAGGCCCGTAGTGGACCTCCAGGACTATGAGGACATCCCGAAGCGGCAGCAACGGGCGATCAAGATCGGCCAGCTCTACACGCGCGTCTACAACGTCCCCGAGGACGATGCGGCGAATCTGATCCCGGCCCGGGGGGATGCTGTGGACCTGAACGACGTGGACTCGCCCAGTGCGCTGCTGACGCCGCGGGTCCTCCGGAATCCCCGCCGCAAGCAGAACGACGACGGCAGCCTCCAGGTGACGATCACTTTGATTCAGCCTGAAGCGTACGCATGACCCTGCGCCTTACAGGAGTGAACCAATGGCAGTCGCAGACAACCAGGAAATCAAGGGCAGCCGCAAGAAATGGACGGGGGGGAAATTCTTGCGCGGCCAGCGTCTCTTCGTCGCGCTGGCCGCGGCAGATGCCCCGGCGACGGCGAGCGACTTCACCTCCGATCATGGCGAGACGGGGGCAAGCACCCTTGCTGAACTACGGTGCGTCAGCGTTCAGAAGAGTCCTGAAGTGATTCCAGGTGTGTGGTTCATCACCTGCCTGTACCGCGCCTTCGTCGCCTACTCGTGATCCACCATGTGAGAGGAGTGAATCTATGGCAGCAGGACAGGAAATCAAGGGAAGCCGGGAAGAGAGGGAGACGGGCAAGATGACCTTCGGCACACAGTTGTTCGTCACCGATGACGACAGCACAGGTCTTCCCGCAATCGGTTCTTTGTTCCCGGACGATAGCGGGATCAGTGGTCGGGTTTGCACAGAGGTTACGAGCGAGCCAGAAGTGGTCCCTGGGATCTACTACCACGTCGCCACGTTCCAGGGCTTCGTCGCTGGCGGCTTTTGATAAGAAACGCAACCCATGGCCTCGATCGTTGAAGTCCATCCTCGTTGGCTGGAACTCGTCGGCGCGAACCGCTGGAAGGGACTCCGCAGCTTCGTGACGTACAGCGCAAACGCCGTTCAGTACGCCAAATGGTTCCACCGGCAGAAGTTTCCAGGCACGTCGGGGTTTACTGCACCAACCGTGCGCAGCGTCCGGGCCATGTACGCCCCCGCAGGACTCACCGGCCGCGTCCTGCTGGCCTGCTACTACGAGACGCAGCGCGTCCCCGGCACGGCCCACGTCAGGGCGCGAACGCGACCCTGCAAGCGCAAGCAATTGAAAGACCGCAATGGCTGGACCATGGAGGGTCCCGATCTGCACTCGCGTGGTGCCACGGACGACAAGCCCGGAAAGCCCGATGGGATCCACCACTGGCTACTCACTGGCGCGATCAACACAGACTTCAGCGACCTGTGGGAGGTCAGCATCGAGACGGCGTACTGGGCCGACAGCTTCGACTGGGTCTCCGTCTCCAACGGCTACCGTTGCGTGAACAAGAACAGGATGTCCAAACTCGGGGCGGCGAAGGGAACGATGCTGTCGGTTGGGGCGCGCGTCGATTGGGAGATGGGGGACGATCTCCTTTATGTTGACCATCTGTTTTGGCGTCTCGGGCCGAAGGAGAAGTGGAACGAACAGTTCGAGTCACAGAAGGGCATCTGGAGCATCCAGGAAGTTCCCGTGTGGACGATCTCCCCAGTCACCGGCACGCCCAGCACTGACGGAAGAACGCGTGACATGAAGGTGTTCCTGCCCGCGCGCGAGTGGAAGAAGGACGGGGGGGTCGACAACCTGGTTGAGGTTGGCCCAGAAGCCCGCGAACCCTTCGAGAAATACGACTTCGGCAAGTGGGACAGCATGATCCGCGATTGACGACCATGGTAGGAGACGACGCAACTCGGCGAAGCTGGCTTGGGAAGGTGTTGGACTGGCTGCGCGGTGAACGCCTGAGCCAGAACCAGGCCCCAGGAGCGGAGGAAGTGCAGGCGCTCCAGGCCGAAGATGATCCGGTCCAATTGCCCGACGACAGCCCTCAGGAGGAACCCGAGATCCCGCCGGAGTTGCAGGAATCCCCAGAAGACGAAACATCCGAGCCGGCCGCCGACGTTCCGGGACCTGAGGAAATCCAGATCCCTGAGCCAGAAGTCACCGAAGTGGAAGCCCCTGACGCCCCGGCAGTTGACGAATCGGCCGGCGAGACCGACTTCGAGCAACCTGCCCCAGAGAGTGCTGCCGTCGAGGAGATTGAACTACCAGAGGCCGAGGTTCCCGATCTGGGCGAACTCGAAAAGCTCGCTGAGGTGACCGACGCGGATTTCCCAGAACTGCCCACGCTGGAAGAATCGGCTGGCCAGATCGACTTCGGCGAATTGGAAGCCGAGATCGACGAGAACTGGCCCGAGCCGCGGCCGAGACCCAGCGCCCGGCGGGTAGGCAGCGGGCCCGAGGAATTGCTGCACGGCGAACCCCCTATCGAGCAGACGCGAGGCTTGGACTCGGATCCGTTGGCACCCAAGCTCCTGCCCGAACCCACATTCCTGTGGGGCAAGGCCAGCGCGGACTGGTCTTCCGGAAACGAGATAACGCTGTACCCGTGCGATGAGGATGGGGTTCTGTTCGACGGCGCAGCCAATGTCACCGGCTATGTGGTCACCCCAACCGACGCAACCCTGGCGGCTGATGCCGTCCAGCCCCAGATCAGCGAACACGATGTGCTGGCCTACATTCCATTTGGCGACAACGAGGGTCTCATCATCAACGTCGAGTGGGACCTTTTGGCCGGCACCGGGCAGTACAAGGTGCTGCAACTGACGGATGCCGCGAACCCCGGTGCCGTCGGTTGGGATTACGTGAGGGCTCACTGATGGCCAATTGGTCGATCATAGACTGGACCACGAACCCGTATTGGTCGGAGCTGACCAACGTGAACGATTTTATCTCGGCTATCAGAGAGCGGCAGACCGCCATTGGGGACACACCCTTAATGGGACTGAAGGCCGAAGGGGAGGATGTGCAGCTTGCGTCCGTCTGGGCGGACATGCAGCAGTGGATCATCGATCATTACAACGACTTCGCCATATCCCATGCTGCCGGTATGCGGCATCCTGTGGATTATTACGACGCGGCCGGGAACGTCCAGCATTACGCTAACTTGGCGGCGCTGTTTTCGGCGGCCGGCCTTTCGACTTCGACTTTCCGGGCATACGCCACCCATCCTGACGATGGAGGAAGTGATCTCTCGCATAAACTCACGTCAGGGGAGATTATTGGGCCGTGGATTTTTGAGGACATTCAGAAGTGTCTAAATGCCATGATCTGGCAGCAGGGAGACGTGGGGTGGGATGGCACGGCGAGTAAATACGGAGAGGCAGGGCTACAATTCGGATGGCTAGACCCCAATCACCCGGGGCCGTGGGCGGTCGTCAAAACAGACGTCGAAGCAGATTGGGATGTTGTAACCCCTGGGGATTATGCTCCCTGGGCGACCACGAGAGCGAGGTTTAACTTTGACGGGGATTACGGTGCCTACGCGACGCGGCTCCGAAGCAGATGTCGCTGTGTGGATAATCTTGGAACGGGCATTAGCCGAGCGATTCGGTGGTTCGTATGGGCCACCGCCCCCCCGATCTACAACGAGGGAGACGTGACAGAGTGGCATAACAACGGGGAAACGCGGATCTCAGAGGATGCGTGGGCGTGTTGGCTCGTGGACTCGCCTTCCTCGGACGTGACGAATCCGTTCTCCTCCGACTCCTTGGGTGACCCAGCCGCTCTGCCTTTCCCGGCATGGTGTCAAGAGCCCACGGCGGACCCTGGAGACAGGCAGGACACCACGAAAGGGTGGGAAATTGACTACGATAACTGCCTGGTGCAGTGGGACGTGGCCAACGGATTTGAAAAGAAGGGCTGAGGATAGCCAAGCCCACAGACAAGGAGCCCCAGCAGCAGTGGGTCTGAGAAAGGATGGATTGAATCATGGCCGCTGAGAGTCATCTTTGGAATGGCGCAGCAGGCGACAACGATTTCGACGCTGTGGGGAACTGGCACAGCGCCGACACACCGGCCAGCACAGATACAGTCATCTTCCCCGCCTTAGCGGCGGCCAGCACCAAGGATGTCGCCGGCGAGGACAAGTCGGCCGTGCTCCTGGCGAACTTCTTCGTCGAACCGGGCTTCGCGTGCGATCTGGGTTCACGCATAGCGCCGTTGTACATCGACACCGATGCCCTGACGTATGCCGGCAGTGGCCAAGCGTTCCTGCAAGTGGACAACTGCGCCGGCGCGATGCGGATTCTGGACGTCGGCGCGGGAGGCGACGGGTCGGACTACGGCCTGTTGTTGCTTGGGGCGACCAACGCGCTGCTGATCTGCGATTCCGAGGGGAGCGGGGACATCGCCCTGGGCGGAATGCCCAACGACGACGCCCTCACCGGCTTCGCCTGCACCACCATCATCGTGAAGCAGGGCAACGTCACGCTCGGAAGTGATGTCACCATGACCAACTTGATCGTGAGTGGCGGGACGGTCACGAACTACTCTGGGGCGACGACGATCACGCAGACCGGGGGCACGCTCCACCAAGAGGCTGCCAGGGTTGCGACCCTGAATCTGAACGGCGGGACGTACTACCACAACAGCGACAACATGCTCATCACCTTCGATGGGGGCACCAACATGACCAATGCGGCGGTGGGCGATACATTCACTGACGGCACCTGGACGGGCGTTGTACGCACCGTCCCATCGGGCGATGCAAGCGGAACATTTGAGGCCGACACCTTCAGCGGGGGATTCCCAGCAGACGACGACGCCATAACGCTCGGCGGCGTGGAAACCGCAGACGTGAACGGTACGCCCGTGACGCTTGGCACAGTGAACATCCGCGACGAGGGCGTCCTCGATCTGACCGGAACTGCCAAGGCGCGAAGCATTGGCTCGACCGCAGTAAACCTCTACGGCGGGACGATCAAGTTCCCCCGCGTTGGGATCATCACTTGGACGAACCCAGTCACGCTCGACCCCCAATTGGCTGGCGAACTGAGCTTCTCCGCGTAGGAAGCGAGACGATATGGCCCGCAGACGAAGGAATAGAAGGCTGAAGGTTCCGACGGGGAAGGACCCGCCGCCGAAGCCGGGCGAACCCTGGGGCCCGCGCGGCGGCGAGATCGACACCACCGACAAGAAGGGCAGGAAGATCACTCCGCTGCCCGGCGCCGTGCCACCCCCGGAGGACAAGGTCGCTCCCATTCCCGTGGCCGGCCAGGGGTTTATCGTCGCACCCGACGGCCGCGTAATCAGGCGCGATGCCTCCGGCAAGACCACCACGACCATGCCCGACGGCCAGGTTGTCACCGAGGAACTGTCCGAATTCAGGCACAGAGCAGCCCAAGAGAACGTCGAAGCCCGCGGGCAGATGGGTGTCCCGAATCTGTACTCGCCGCCGGGGACGTACGCCAACTACGACTTCGAGCCGACCGTTGGGGCCGTCAGCGGTGTGATCCAGACGATCATCCGGGGTCCCGAGGAGCTGGGGAGCAAGACGGCACGGCAACTGGCGCGGTTCGGGGGCCAGCGGGAGGTAGCCACAGAGCCTGCCACCCTGAATCTTGCTCAACTCCGCGGGGTTCGCGCAATGGGAACCGCGGCGATAAAGTTGGACGACGGCGAGCAGCAGAAACGCTTCTACGACCTCGGCAAGCAGTACCCTCAGGTGCGCGAGACGGCGGAATGGCAGCAGATCCACTTCGCGACGGGGGGCGGGGCCGACTTTCCCAAATCGGAGGAGGAAAGGCAAGCCGAACGCCAGCGGGGCGTAACGGCCAAAATGGGGCAGATAGATCGCATCGTTGCCACGACGGCTGATCCCAAGCTGCGCGACGAGCGTATTCAGGCAGTTGCGGCAGGGGTCAAGCCGGAACTCTGGGGGATCGACGGCAAGGACCCCATGGGGAACCCTGATCCAAACGAGATGGAGGTTCTCGACCTCATCAGGCGGCGACAAAAGGCGATCGCCGATGGCAGCATCGAGCCGGAAAGCGGGGCGCGGGAAATCTTCAAGCTCCTGGGCCAGCGGGCGACGGGGAAGCAGACCGAACGCGAACGGATCGAGCAACAGGAGAACGAGCGTCAGCGGAAAGAGGCAAAGGTCGAAGCCGAGACCCAGCGAAAGGAAACGCGGGCCGACGAGGAGAAACTGGCAACCGAACGGCTTGACAGTGCCAAGTTCGAGATCAAGGAGGCCCGGGATCACCTGAATGACCTCTCAAAGCGGGCAGACGCGGGAACGCCCGCGAGCGACGAGGAAATGCAGGAGGCCCGCAAGGAACTGCAAGAGGCCAGACAGGAATACCGCGATGCTCGGCGGGCCCGGTTCCGTCTCCGGTCGAGTAGGGTTGAGGGCGACGAAACGGGTGCAGATGAAGGCGGCGTACCCGAACTCACGATCTTCGATGAACTGGCACCTCCAGGGGAGATAGAGGGCCCGGGTCCACAAGCGGAAGTGCCTCCTGCTGGAACGCGCGAAGCCCAACCAGCCCTGCCACTGGAACAACCGACCACAGCCCCCACAGCCGCAACTGCGGCACCGCCGGCAGAGACCGACCAAGCCGTGACGGCCGGCAAGGCCGAGGAAGCCGGCCAATCCAATGTCGTGGTCGCCGAATCGGGTCCATCGCTGACGCCGAGCGGATGCGAGTTGATCGGCATATCCCGCGTCAGATACATGCCCCTGCCCGGACACAGGGCCTACACCACGGGCCAGAAGGGCGTGGTGGGGCTCATGGAGCAGATTCACAAGGGCGGCGCGTGGGGCGATGTGCTGGCCCTGGCACACCGGGCCGGTGATCTCAGCGATGAGGAACTGAAGATCATCCACCAATACATCACGGAGATGAAGATTCCCAAGACCAAGGCACGGAAGACGGGCACATGACGGCAGCAGTGACGGAAAGCCTGGAGGAGCGCATGCGTCGGCTGGGACTCGGTGAGCCTCAACCGGCCGAGGCGCAGCCCAAACCCGGCCAGGAGAGCCTGGACGACCGGATGAAGCGGCTGGGGCTGGCCGACGCGACCGCGCCAGAGGCACCGACCGCAACGCCGACGGAAGTATCTCGAACCACAACAGCGACCGCAGCAGTTCCCGGCGCCAGCGTGACCGCAACGGTGACCGCAACGGGGAAACCAGGGGCGAAACCGGCACCGAAGCCGACCGCAGCCGAGATCGGCCTGCCCGACTCGGTCACCCAACTGGACCTCACCCGGGTCGGCCAGATTCGCAAGCACCTCGATCAGGGCGTCCAGTTGCAGATGGAGGAACTGCCCAAGACCGTGCGGCAGGCGTTCTACGAGCGGGTGAACATGGTAATCGGCGCGGCTGAGGCCGGCAAGCCGATGACGCCTGAGCAAATGGTCCAAGGGGGGACCATGCCGCCGGAAGCCCGCCTGAGAGCCTTGCCGTATCTGTTCGCCGCGGGTCGCATGGCCGAACCCGTTAAACCCATCAGGGACTTCCGCATATTCACCTTCCGAGGAGGTGAGGATGAAAAGCGTCGCGGACGCCTGCCCCCAACGATCCGGCCACAGGACCAGCAGCTCGTCGAACTCAACGAGCAGGGCAAGGTGATCGGCCCGGTCCCCGAGAAGCTCCCAGAGGGCGTCGAGGCCGCACTGGCGGATGGGCAGGAGCGTTACGCCGGCAAGAATGCCCAATTCTGGATCTTCCCGGCCGCCGAATGGGAGGACAAGCTGCATCGCAGTGTGGGTGTCTATACCGTGGATGCAGACGGCAATCCCCAGGAGATCGGCAAGTACGACAGGCGGGGCAGGCCGGTCGACAGCGCGGCCCAGGCGGCGGATGTGGCCGCAGGCAAGGCGCGCGAGGCTGCGGAGAAGCGACGGTGGGAGGACCGCGGCAAGATCGGCTGGTGGGAGACTTGGTACAAGCGATTGATGAAGGAACCTCTGTGGGCGGTTCCGTTTCTGCACTACATGCCGAAGGTGCAACAGCAGGCCTACCTGCACCAATCCATCAACACGCTGAAAACGCTGAGTGAGGATGATCGGCGGGAGATCTTCGTCGACCTGCCGGCCGAACGTGCCCGGCGAGATCGGAAAGAGCCGGCCCTGATGTCGGACGCGGAGTTCAAGCGGCGGGATCAGGACGCCCAGAGGCACTACCGGGCCCTGGCCATCGTGCGGAAGCATCTGGACCAACAGGCGGAGGTGCATGGTCGCGGCAAGACCTTCTTGGGCCACACCGCGGAGATCCTCTCGGCCATGCCCGCCTTCTTCGGGGAGTTCATGCTGCTGACACCGGCGGCAGGTGCGGTCAAGGCCGGTGCGGCTCGCCTTGGTCTTCGCGCCCTGGGATGGAAGGCGCTCACGCGGACGGGCAGGATGGCCATGTTCGCCATGAAGTACGGTGCGGCCGGGGCGGTGCGAACGGCCACTCACCCCATGGTCGTCGAGCGTACGCTCGAACGGATGTTGCCCAAGCAGTTCGCTGTGGACGACATGGGCAACATCGAGATCGCCCGGGGCGGCCAGAAGCCCGTCACCGCCCTGCTGAAGGGCATAGGCGACACCTTCGTCGAGCTGGTCTCGGAGGAATTGGGCGTAGAACTGACTCGCGGCGCCCACCTGATCGGACGTGGGGTCCTCAAGCGCTTCCCCAAGGCGGTCCCGGTGCTGCGGAAGATCGAGAAGGCTCTGCGGATCCGGTGGCTGGGCAGGGCGCCCGGTAGGACCACGGCCGAGTGGCGGCGCATGATGGCTGCTGGAGGTTTCCACGGCGTCCTGGAGGAGATGGGCGAGGAACGGGTGGCCGAAGTCCTGCGCGTGGCGTTCAACCTCCACGAATCCGAGGCCACGGACGTCAACAAGTGGCTGCTGGACGCTATCCCGAGCGGCCGGCAACTGCTGGCCGAGGGGGTAGCGTTCGGGATCTGGGGTGGTCCTGGGATAGCCATGAGGGGTGCCGGCGCCGTCGGCGAAGGCTTGGCCGAGAGGCGAACCAGGAGGGGGGAACGGCGGCGGAAAGAAGGCGTCCGACCCGAAGCCGTGCCGACCGAGATGCCGGCCGAAGTGTCCCGGCCCGCCCCGGAACTTGTCGAGAAACGGCCTGAGGAAGCCCCGCTGGAACCCCGCGAAGGCGGGATTGCCGAGCCAGTGCCGACGGAAGCGCCGCCAGCCGAGGTCGCACCGAAGCCAGAAGCCAAACCCGAGGCCAAGCCCCCTCAGGAAGCGCCAGAGGCACCCGGCTTGACCCCAGGGGCGAAGGGGACCTACGACATGGGCGGTGGCCGGTCCATTCCCGTCACGGTCATCGGCAAGAAGACGGTCGATGTCCGCGGCGTGCCGACGGAAGTGTGGGAGGCGATAGACGACTCCACGCACCGGAAGACCGAACTGTGGAGCCCGGAGAAGTTCACGGCGGCGGAACCCACCCCCGCTGAGACACCTGCTGAAATTGCCGTGCGATACGAGGCGGCCAGCGAGCGCGGCCTTCCCTCCATTGAAGACTTGCTTGCAGCTCCCGGCGTGCATTACGGGACCAAGGCGGCTGCGCGGGCCTTGCTGGAAGCGGATGACCCGGCCGCTGTAGCGCGCGAGTTCTTTCGGCACGTCGTGGAAGGTGCAGATACAGATAATCCAACGGTCCTCAAAGCAGCCGCCGAATTACAGGCGCGCGTGAAAGACCCTACGGACCGGGTAAACGATGCAACCGAAGCGGCAAGCGTTATTGCCCGCGTGGACTTTCGGAAAGTACGTGCAGACCGAGTACAACCCACCCCCGCCGAGAAGCCTGCCGAGGCCCCAGGCAAGGAGGACCTGGCCCGTCGCATCGCAGAGGCATCCCGGCGACCCCCTCTTGAAATCGTTGCTGTGCGAGAACTCAAGGGTTCGGACGGGAAGTGGTACAGGGCAGGGGGGTTCCCGTTGGGCGTCACGCACACGGGCGAGACCCGCATCGCCGACTACGCCTACCGCAGTGCGGAAGGGACCATCATCGGCAAAGGCCATCCGACGGCTGAGGCGGCCCGAGAGGCACAGAAGACGCGAAGCGACGCGCAGGTGGAGGAATTCTACCAGCAGTTGCTCGGCATGAGCGATGCCGAGGTGAAGTCCCAAGCCGATTACTGGCTCAAGGAGGGTGCCGAGCCAAAGGCAGCGGCGGAGGCAAAGAGCGTAGCCGAACTGGAGCAGGCTCAGCAGCGTTACGACGACACCGTGGGCAAGCTGAAAGCCGAAGGCTATCAGATCACTAGGTGCCGGGTGAAATCCGAGAGGGATGAGGAGAAGCTCTATTCTGAAGGCTACCGTCCATATCTGCTGGATGACCAAGGGGAACTCGGAACGAACATTCTGGGCGTTTGGGCGAGACCCCCGACAGAAGCTGCGCCAGCGGAACCCGTCCGCCCACCGAGCGACGTCATCCCCGAAGCCCGCAAGGACGGCCGACGCCAGATCATCCGAAGCCGTCTCCGTCAAGGCAAGCCAATACCCGCCAAGCTGCTTGAGGAATTCCGGGGGGAGGAATGGGCGGACAAGGCGCTGGCGGACATCGAGGCGGCCGAACCGACAGAGAAGCCAACGGAGTTGATAGAGCCCTGGCAGATGACACGGGAAGCATACGCCGGGGAAGGTCCCACAAGAGAGACCATTCCCATCTGGGAGGTCAATGTCCGGTATCTCGACAACCCGGCAGGTCCCCTCCGCGGCAAGGTGCAGATCAGCAGCACAGAGCCGCCGGCATACAACGCGGCTGGCATTGGCCCGTTCGGGCGCTATCGGATCACGACAAAGCGGCCCCGAAAGGTGGGGCAGAAGGAACAGTCCCTGGGCGTCGAGGCTGCGGAAGCGTACGCCGCCCGTCTTCGGGATCACGAAATCCTGGTACGGCGCGCGGTCGAGGAAGGCAAGGAAGTGGCGCCTGCGGTGCTCAAGGATTACCGGGGCCAACATTGGGCCGATGCAGCCCTGGCGAAGCCCGCCGAAGCGGAGGCACCCGCGCCCATTGACACGGCCCCGCACTACGTCCGCGAGGATGACGGTCGCGTTTACGTCGACACCAACTTCTTGAACGCTGTCGAGAAGGCCATACCCGACAGCAAGGTGGCGCATCTCGGTATGGGCGACTTCGAGCTGACCATGCCCGGCGGAAGCGTGAAGTTCATTCGAGCCGACGAGCATCCGATCCCCGGCAAGGTAGGCAGGGCGCATCACGTTGTGGGCGATGCTGCTCTCATCGAGCAAATGCTGGAAGTTGTAACGCCAGCCGCCCGTCCGGCAGAAGCCCCGGCCGAGGTGTCCCCCAAGCCCACCGAACCCGCGAAAGCCAAAAAGCCCAGCATCACACAGAACCTCTCCGCCGAAGATCAGGCCGAACTCGAACGGCTGAAGAAGCAGCTCGGGGGGATTCTCCGCAACCGGACTCCGATGGGTCTGGACGCCGAGGGGATGGTCATTGCGACCCGAATCGCTGGCCTCTACATCAAGGCCGGGATCAAGTCCTTCGTCAAGTTCGTCCAGCAGCTCGCCGCAGAGATGCCCGACATCGCCGCGAAGCTCACCGCCGACGACTACAAGTCGATCTTCTCGGCCGCTCGGTATCAGGTCCCCCTGGATATGCGCACTGCCTTGACGACCCCTCAGGCAGTCGACGGCTTCGCGAACGAAGACCTGGAGGCGATTGCCCGGCAGGCGATGGGTGTCGCACCGGCCGAAGCACCAGCCCCGGCCGCCACAGAGGCCAACCCCCAGATCAAACTAGCCCGGCGTGTCATCGAGCGGCTTGTCGCTGGCGATGTCATCGACCAAGCCACCTTCTTCTCGATGGCCGACGAAGTCTGGGGCGGAACCCGGGCGGAGGGGACATACGGTCCCTCGGAGGCCTACGACGGCCTGGAATTGGGTATCAATCAGTACCTCCAGCGGAAGACGGATCCAAGGGTCGCTGCCGAGCAGGCCAAGATCGAGGCCGACAGCCTGGAAGGCCAACTGGACCGGATCCCCGCCCAGCGGAACCGCAGCGGCGAGAAGGACCTGCTCCAACAGTTCTCGACACCGCCGCACTACGCCTACGCGGTGACCTGGCTGGCGAACATCGGCCCGAACGACGTGGTCCTGGAGCCCAGCGCCGGAACCGGCAGCATTGCCATCCACGCACAGAACGCGGGTGGCGCGCAGGTCTACGCCAACGAGATCAGCGGCCAGCGGGCGGGCCTACTTGGACAACTAGGGCTCGACGCGGTCTTCACTGAAGACGCCGAGCAGATACACAACATCCTGCCCGCCCGACTGGCCGAACAGGGCCTGCCTCGGCCCACCGTGATCCTGATGAACCCGCCGTTCTCCCGGGCCGGCCAGCGCATGGGTGACAAACGGATGATCGGGACCGATCTCAAGCACGTCGAGGCCGCCCTGAATCTGCTGCAAGACGGTGGCCGGGTTGTGGCGATCGTCGGGGCCCCGATGCGTGGACAGGACACCAGGACCTTCACGCGCTGGGCGAAGCGGATCGGCAAGGAGTACAGCATCCGGGCGGTGGTCGCTGTGGAGCGGGGCATCTACCGCAAGTACGGCACGGCCTTCCCCACGCGCGTCCTGGTGATCGACAAGACGGGGCCGACGACCGCCGCTGTGGTCTCCGCAAGGGTTGACAATCTGGCGGAATTCATAGATAATATGAGTGGAGTCCGAAATGAGCGAACGGGTCCAACTGAACAGCAATCCCCTGAACCAGCGGTGCCGGGAATTGCTCCTGAAGCAAGGCCAGGAGCCCGACCCGGACTACCTGCACAGCGTCCAGCTCGTCCGGTGGCTCCTGGAGCAGGTGCAGTTGGTAGGCCACTGGGAGCAGTTCCAGGGGTGGCTCCAAGACCGGGTGGACGACCTGGTGGGCGCAGAGCCGGAGGACGCCCAACGGCTCCTCCTGCCGGACCCGAAGGACGACCCGGCGGAAGGGGCGCAGCGGCTCGCCCAACAGAAGGAGAAGCTGGGCGCCCGGGCGCTCGCCCAGGTGTTGTTGGAGAACCTGTTCGAGAACTTCCAGAAGGTGTGCCCGCTCCTGCACCAGGAATCGCTATAGAGGCGGGGGAGCGCGCTCGGGAGCGCAAGGCCGAACTGACCCAGGAAATCTTCGAGCCGTACCGGCCCGCGCGCTTGAAGATTCCAGGGGCCCAACCACACCCAGGCTCCATCGTCGAGTCCGCGGCGATGGCGACGGTCATGCCACCCGTGCCGACCTACCGGCCCGACCTTCCCCAGGACATCATCAAGAGCGGTGCCTTGTCGGAAATCCAGGTTGAAGCCGCGGTCTACGCTGGCCAGGCCCACGAGAAATTCCTGCCAGCGCCCGAGGGCGAGAGGCCCGTCCGTCGAGGTTTCATGTTCGGGGATGGCACTGGCGTCGGCAAGACACGCGAGATTTGCGCCGTCATCCTCGACAACTGGCGGCGCGGCCGACGGAAGGTCGTTTGGATCACTCAGAACAAACGGCTCCTGGATCGAATCCGGGAGGAATGGGTAGCTTTGGGGCAAGATCCCAAGCTCATCTTCGAGGCGAAGAGCTACGCGCCGCTCCGGGCGAAGCGTGGGATTCTGTTTATGACGTACTCCACGCTTCGGGGCACGGAAAAGAAGGCGCCCAAAGGGCAGCAACCTCGCAAGCGCGTTGACCAAGTCTTCGACTGGGTCGGAGAGGACTTCGATGGCGTCTTGGTGTTCGACGAAGCGCACAACATGGGCAACGCCATCGCCATCCGAACGACGTTCGGAACCCGCGCACCCTCGCAACAAGCTCGCGTCGGAGTCGAGTTGCAGAACCGCCTGCCGAATTGTCGCATGGTCTACGCAACGGCAACTGCGGCAACGAATGTGGCGAACTACGCGTATGCGGATCGCCTCGGACTGTGGGGACGTGGTACGCCGTTCCCCAACAAAGCGGCCTTCATCAACGAGATCGCGCGAAGTGGTGTAGCGGCGATGGAAACGGTCGCCCGGGACATGAAGGCCATGGGTTCCTACATGGCCCGCAACATCTCCTACAACGATGGCACCGAGAAGGGGACGGTTGAATACAAACGCGTCGAACATACCCTGAGGCCTAACCAGCGGGAGGCGTACGACACGTTCGCCAGGGCCTGGCGGATCGTGCTGAACAACATCGAGGAAGCGCTGCAACTCACTGGGGGAGACGGCAACGCGCGAGCGAAGATGAGGGCTCGCGGCGCCTTCTGGGGCGCAAACCTGCGATTCTTCAATCAGATCCTGATGTCCATGCAGATGCCCACCGTGGTCAAGGCCGCGGAAAAGGACTTGGCTGAAGGACGTAGCGTCGTGCTCCAACTGGTCAATACCAACGAAGCTGCCACGGCCCGGGCGCTGGCTGGGATGCAAAGCGAGCAGGACCTGGATGATATTGACATCACGCCGCGAGATTCGCTGATGCAACTTGTAGAGCACACCTTCCCCGTTCAACAATACCAGGAGGAAACGGATGACCAGGGCAATGTTACCATGGAGCCGGTCGTTGACTCGGACGGCAATCCCGTATTGAACCAGGAAGCCGTGAGGATGCGGGACCAATTGCTGGACAAGCTGGGTGCCTTGTCTGTGCCGCGCGGCCCGCTGGACTACATCCTCGACCACTTCGCCGTGGAGAACGTCGCCGAAGTGACCGGCCGAAGACAGCGCGTCGTGGAAGTCCTACAGGAGGATGGGACGCGAAAGCGAGAGCGTCTCAGCCGCAACGCCGACCGAGAGAATCCCGCAGAAATCGCCGCTTTCATGGGCGGCAAGAAATTCCTGCTGGTGATGTCCGGGGCCGGCAACACGGGTGATAGCTACCACGCTTCCTTGGCACATGAGAACCAGCAGCGGCGTTCCCACTACATCATTCAGCCTGGCTACCGTGCCGAGCAGGCCTTCCAGGGCATGGGTCGAACTCACCGTTCCAATCAAGCCAGTGCTCCCATCTACACGCTGTGCACCACTGATCTCAGCGCCGAACGTCGGTTCACGTCCGTCATTGCCCAGAGGCTTGACCAGCTCGGGGCCCTCACCAAAGGCCAGCGCGAGGCGACCAGTGGCGGCCTGTTCAGCGCCGAGGACAACCTGCACACGACCGAAGCCCGGGAGGCCCTATCGCAGTTCTGGCGAGAGTTGTACCGAGATGACGTGGAGGGATTGAGCATTGGCGAGGTGCAGGAAGCGCTGGCCCTGAGGCTCATCGACGGCCAGGGCAATCTCCGCCAGACCCTGCCGGTCATGCGGCAATTCCTGAACCGGCTCTTGTCCTGCCCGACCGACACACAGAACCAGATTTTCGAGGCCTTTGACCAGCGCCGTTTGGAGAGGATCGACGCTGCCATTCGCCTCGGAACCATCGACCGCGGGATTGAGACAGTCCGTGCCGACCGAATTGACAAGGTGGAAGACCGCGTTGTCTACACCCATGCGGAAACGGGCGCGGAGACCAAGTACGTCAAGGTCAAGCTCTCGACTCGTATCGTCCCGGTGACATGGGACAACCTTCAGGCCGGCGAACACCGGGCCGGCCATCCCATCCTGTTCTACGTCCAGTCCAAAAGAGCAGGGAAGGTCTACGCCATCGTCCAGGGGCCCACGCACACCGAAACGAGGACTGGTCGGGTCGTACGACAGTACCGCCAGATCGACCAGAAGGGCCACGACTTCATCGACATGGAGCGGATCGACAACGACTACAACGAGCAATACTGGCGACGGCTCGATGAAGATGAGGCGCGACGACTCTGGGATGAGCAGGTCGAGAAACTGCCGGAGTTCCGCGAGAGCGAACAGCACCTCATCACGGGCGTTCTCTTGCCGATCTGGGACCGGATTCGCGGCGCGAGACCGCGTGTACGACGGATGCTGACAAACGAAGGGGAGGAGCTGCTGGGGCGGATCATCAACGCCAACGACGTAGCTGGGATCCTGCGTGCCCTGGGTGCCGACAAGCCGAAGATGGATCTCACGCCCCAGCAGATGATCGACAAGACCCTCGATGGTGAGACCATCCTGGTTCTCAGCAACGGTTGGACGATCCGGTCCAAGCTCGTGGGCGGCGAGACGCGCCTGGAGGTCCTGGGTCCCGACCTCAGCTTTCACATAGAACTCGATGCCGACGGCGTCTTCCGCGAGCGCGTCGGCTACAAGGTGCGGTACTTCATCCCGACCGGCGACGAAGCCCTCCAGGTATTCCAGCGCGTCACCGAGAGCCGGCCGGTCACCGATGTCAGATACCTGAACAGGAGTGGCGAGGTGGATCACGGCCCGGTCGCCGCGCCGCCAGTCCCCGTCTCGATGGAACCGGCCGACCGGCCCGTCAGCATCAACGACATCCGCACGGTGCTCTCGGAAGGCTTCGGGGTTCCCTTGCGGACGGGCCACTACCGCGGCCCGTACGCGGGCATCTACAAGCGGTTCGAGGAAGTTGCCCGGACGAAGGGATACGGCGATGTCGCCTCTCAATGCCATGAAGTCGCCCACCACCTCGACAAGCGGGAACGAATCTCTCGCCGGCTGTCGAAGGACGTGAGAGCGGAAGTCCGCGAGCTGGACTACGACCCGGAGAAGAAACGGACCAAAGAAGGGGTCGCGGAGTTCGTCCGGCTCTACTTGACCACCGAGAACGCTCAGGACGCCGCCCCGCTCATGTACGAGTGGTTCACGGAGGACTTCCTGCCCACCAGCGAGTACGCCGAGGCAATCGCCGACGCCAAGGCAACGATCACCCAATGGCGGGCACAGGGCGCCGTGGCACGAGTGGGGGCCCAGATCGACAAGAAATCCACGCGCTGGAAGACGGTGCGAGCCGTGTTCGCAGACCCCAAGGAAGCTTGGCAGAAGGGCCTGGAGAAGTTCGTCAACCGCTTCCAGCCCTTGTGGCGGGCGATGTACGCCATGGCGGACACGACGGAGCTCGCGGACATCCCCGCCGAGTACCGATTCGCCCAGATGGCCAAGGTCACCAGCATGGCCGGCCCCGCCCGGGCGCGCCGGGCAGTGCTGGATTACATGCCGGACGTTATGGGCAACAGGGTCGGTCCGAGCCTTGCGGAAGTCTGGGAACCGATCATGGAGGACTTGCGGGATCCGCAGACGCAACTTGAGTTTGAGATTTTCCTGTACTCCCGACACGCCATCGACATCCATGCTGTCGGCAAGAATCCCGGCATCTCGCTGGCGGATGCACGGTTCAACGTCCGGCAATTCGGCGACCGGCCAGGCTGGGTAGAAGCAGCGGACGGAACCACGAAGTGGCACGATCAGCTTCTTGATTATGGCATGGACGCGGGCGGTTTGGATCCGGCAGGGAAAGTCAAGATGCGCCGCATGTATCCCCACTATGTTCCCAGGATGATAAGCCTCGAAGCCGAGAACCTACGGCAGGGGAAGGGTGTCGGAGGAGGCCGTTTGGCTGGTCTGCCATCAGTGGTTCGGAGGATGAAGGGATCAGGCCGCCCGATTATCTCCCCGCTGGAAAGCTCGATGATGTACGCCGACCGAATCTTCAGCCTCGCCGACAAGATTCGCGTCGGCAAGATGCTGGTCGAGGCGACCGAGCATTACGAGGGGATGGGCAAGTACGTCGAGAAGGTCGCGCCGGGTGGCCGAGTTACTTCCGCGCAGATTCGCCAACTCCAGGCCCAGCTCGAAGCGGCGGACGTGGCCCTGGAGGATGCCGACCTGGACGCCGTTATCAATATCTTCCAGAACGTGTACCACCACAAGGCCAAGGACAACATCATCGTCCTGTGGCAACACGGCAAGCTGCGGATGTATGAGGTCGCCCCGGACATGTACCGGGCGATGATGGCGGTGGACCAGCAGTTTGAGTTACCCAAGATCGTTGAGTGGACTTTCGGCAAGGCCGCTAGGATGTTGCGGCTGTCCACAACGGGACTGCGGGCTGGCTTCGCTTGGTACACGAATCCCACGCGCGACACCGGCACGGCGATCATGCAGACGAGGACCAAGGGACGCAAGGCTACCCTGCCATCTCTCATCTACCGCAACATTTGCGGCGTCATGGACCATGTCTTCGGCAGAGAAGTGGCTCGGCTACACAAAGCTGGGGGCGGTGAGATGGCGCAGCCTTTGGCCATCGACCGAGTCTTCACACAGGACTTGCTGGACGAAGTTCTTGCAAATAGCCCAACCCGCAAAGTCTTGAACTGGATGAAGCATCCGATCGAATCGCTGCGCCAACTGTTCTCCATCACAGAGATGGGGCCCCGACTGGCCGAGTTCAAGGCAGCGTTGGAAGAAACCGGCTGGAAGCCGGGCGACACGATCACCCTGGCTCAATATCTCGACGCCCAGATGCGGGCGGCGAACGTGACCGTGGACTTCCGCGAGGGGGGCTCGGTCGCGATGTGGCTGAATCGGGTCGTGCCCTTCCACAACGCCCAGATTCAAGGTCCCAACCGCATGATCCAGACCTACCGTCAGCATCCCGTGCGATCAACGCTGCGGGGCCTGGCGTGGATTACCGGCCCGACCTTGTTCTTGTGGTGGTTGATAAAGGACGAGGACTGGTACATCGACCTTCCGGTGTGGGAGAAGTATCGCTATTGGCATGTACCCGTTGGTGACGCGATCATCCGCGTCCCGCGGCCGTTCGAGTGGGGCATGCTGTTCGGTTCGCTGCCAGAAGCCGCCTGCGAATCCCTGTACCGCAACGATCCGAAGCATTTCAAAGAAGGTGCCGCAGAGTCGATTCGCAGCTTCATGCCGCCGATCGCGCCGACAGCAATCAAGGGACCCATCGAAGTCGCGTTCGGACCGGGGGGATGGGACTGGTTCCGCCAGCGGCCGATTGTGTCCGAAGCCCTGCGCCGCCTGGAACCTCAAGACCAGTTCTACCAGTACACGACGGAGACCGCCAAGGCCCTCGGCAGGTTGCTGAACGTCTCGCCAGCCAAGATCGAACACCTGCTACGGAGCTACACCGGCGGCATGCCGGTCGCTGGTATCCGCAGTGCCGAGACGGTTCTGCGGAAGGCCGGCGTCCTTCCCGAGAAGGGCGCGCGTCCCCCGGGGCTCCAAGACATCCCGGCGATCGGTCGGGCCTTCTTGCGGCCCGGCACGACGCGGGTGTTCAATGATTTCTACCGGGAGATGGAGGACCTGGACCGCCAGCACGGCAGCGCGAAGCAACGCGGCAGGGACTTCCCTCACGCTCAGCGCGCCAAACGGTCCGCCATGCACCGCATCAGCCGGCACTTGGCCGAACTCCGCAAGCAGGGCAGGGCGTTGATCGACTCGGAGGCTTCTGATGAGGCCAAACGTGAGGGCTACCGGGCGATTCAGCAGCGCATGGTCAAGATGGCCAAGGCCGCGATGAATGGGGAGCTGGCCTTCATGGCGACGCCGGCGGAAAGCGCCGACGAAGTCCGGCTGGCGTACACCGAATTGCTTGAGGGCAAGGTCGAAGCGGCGCTGACCGGGACGGCGTGGGATACCGACCAGGAACGAAAGAACAAGCGAACCATCGCTGGCTGGGCGCGCAAGCTGAAAGTCCCCGTCGCTCGGGTCTACCCGAAGGCCAGGGGTTCGGTTCGGTCGAAGTACACACGGCTCTGCAAGGAAGCCCTTGAGCGGGACGACACAGCCGCCGCCGAGGCGTTCGCGAAGGCCAGGGCGGTTCTGGGAGGGTAGGAGAGTGAGATGATTAAGGACGGCAAACTCGCCGCGTGGGTTGGGATCGTGCTGATCGTCTTGGGCATGTTCCTCGGCGCCGGCATCGCGTGGGGCTGCATGTACACGACCGTCGAGGGCAATGCCGCTCGGATCACCAAGGCTGAGGCCCGCTACGCGAGCATCGACCAGCGCTTGAGCCGGATCGAAGGCAAGCTCGGAATCGAGGCGAGACCATGAACACCAAGACCATCAGACTGATGCTGTGCATCGCCCTTGTGCTTGCGCTGGGTCTTCCCGGTTGCGGCGTCTGGAACAGAACGAAGGTCACCCCGGCCGAAGTGACCACCGAGAAGACCACCGAGCGCCTTGACAGTCGGGGCGTGCCGACGAGCCGAACGAAAACCTCGGTGAAGGCGAAGGGGCCGGGCCTGTCGACCAGCAGCGACAAGGCGGCCGAGAAGTTCAACTACACGCCGCCCAAGGCGACGATCAACAATGGGGCGGCCGGGGAAGCTGGGAGTCTCCAATTCTCAGCCAAGGCTCTCAGCCGGGGCAACATGATCCTCTACGGCGTTGCCGCCCTCTGCATCGTCTCAGGCGTCGTGGTCTGTATCTGGTTGAAGATGGCGCGCCTGGGGATCGCCCTGTGCGTGGCTGGTGTCGCTGTGGGCGCTGTCGCCGTTGTCCAAGACCGCTACCCGTGGGCCATGCTGCTCATCCTTCTCCTGGGCCTTGCCGGCGCGGTGTTCTGGATTCTCAAGGTTCGCAAGAAGGACCGACTCAGTCGGACTTTAGGGGCCATTGTTACGGGCGTGGAAGACACGGACCATGCGAACGGCACCAAGGCGAGCATCGCGAAGGCGGCGGGGCCCGAAGGAAGCCCCCTTCGGAACATTGTTAGGGCCGAGGTCCGCAGCGCGAAGAAAGCGGCAGGCCTTGTGAAGTAAGGAGCATGCCATGAAGATCGCAGTCACCACGACCATCACGGTCACGAGCGACAAGCCGAACCGGCCCGTGAGCTTCCACGCGCTGGCCAAGGAGATCACCGCCCGCGAAGCTGGCAAGAGAGAAGTGGACATCGCCCAGGTCAGCGAGATCCTTTCGCTCACCCTGGATCTCCTGGCCGAGACGATGCTGAAGAACCCGCACGGAGTGGCCCACCTGCTCCGCAAGCGGATGGCCGACGTGGCGAAGCCGGACGAAACCTGACCCGCAAGCCGAGAAGACCCATGACCGAGCCCTTGGCAATGGCAGTGACGGTCCAGGAGCGCCAGGACCCGCGGAGAGGGAGTACACTCTCGCAGATCCTTGAGACGCAATGCCATGTGCTGGACCTAGTGGCAGAGGAGTTGGACTCCAACCCCCGGGGACTGATAGAGTTTCTGGAGGACAGGGCCGAGAAGGTGCGTGAGCGGCGGGAATTGATCCGAGAGGTCACGAGATCGAAAGCGGGCGAATAGTTCACAGTGAGCGGGCTGCCCGGGCGATGTTCACGTACCGCATTGTGGTCGTCGGGTTCTTGTGGCCCAGCCACGCTAGAAGCTCCCAGACCGTCGCCGGGCGATTCATGCCGACACCCCGAGCCCGCTGCACCGCGAACGTGTTCCGCAGAAGGCTCCACTGTTTTTCGGCATCGAGGAACACCGGCAACTGCTCCGTGATCCGACTGAGCAGCTCTCCCCACCAACGCGGATTGTGGCGGGGGAAGACGTACTCGGCGTCATCGCCACGCGGCGTCGATTCGAGAACCGCCCCCATCTCGGGGAAGATCGGCACGGTCCGCCAGTCCGCCGTCTTCCCCGCATGCACGACCATGCCGTCGGTCCCGATGTCGGCCCAGGTCAGCTCTGCGATCTCCCCGCGGCGGAGGCCTTCGTACAGCCCAACGCAGACGGCCAGATACATCCACGGCGGACCGATCTTCTTCGTCTGCTTCAGGAGCCGGCTGATCTGCCGATCAGTGAGATACCGCGGGGGCCGCTTCGATGGCTGGCGCAGCTCGATCAGCCGAGCCGGGTTGTGGTCGGTCTGGCGACGGAGCATCAGGAACCGGCAGAACTTCCCCAGGGCATTGCGGTGAGCGACCAGCGTACGTTGACTGGCCCTCCGTTTCGGTTCTGCACCGCCGTCGTCCCCGAGCGTGCCTTCGCGACGGGCCGTGATGTAATCCTGAATGGCCTCGGGCGTGATGTCCATGGGCTCTCTGATCCCCTGACTCGAAGCGAACTGGCGGACGATCCAGCCGTTGTAGCGGACCTGAGGTTCTGCGGCGGTGTTGCGGTTCCAGTCCTGGAAGTCGAGGATCCAGGTCTCGATGGTTCGGACAGGCGCGCCGAGCGGACCCATCCACTGCTTCCACAAGTGCCGTTGCCGCGCTTGGGCGAGACTCTTGACCTTCGTGGCGTACCGCTGGCCGACCAGCCGCATCGGAAAAGACCGACGTTTTTTCTCGCCGGGTTTGCGGACCTGCCAGTACCAGCCGCCCGTTTTCGGGTGCTTCCAGAGCGACCCGGGGAGCTTCTTCAGGGCCATAGTGCCTAACCCCGTGCCTCACCATTTTCGTAAGTCATTGCGCCGCCAGGGATTCGAACCCCGGACCCGCTGATTAAGAGTCAGTGAGGCCGGCTTTCCCAAGGTTTTGGCCTGTCGGGGGTTATGGCGTTACTCATGTTCGCATAAGCGATTGTGTCCGGATTCGCCGGGGCATCCGGACGATGCGTCCCAACCTTTTGCAGGCCTTGTCGAACCTCCGTGTCTAACCTCAAACCGAGGTCACATCGCTCACTTCTTACGTCGGTTCAGAATCCGATAAATGAGATACCCACCCCAGAGCACCCCTCCAAAGATCAGAATCGCCAGGGATTCGGCCAGCAAGTCTTTGAAGTAGCCCGCCTCAACCATTTCGTCATCTCCAATGTCCGAAGATACACGGCTCCTACGGCTTGCACACCTTACACGATCGGTGCTTATCTGCCACAGCATCCTCGCGGCTGTCGTACCCGACGAGGTTCTCCGTATGGATCTTCTTGGCCCATCTACACGTGCTCTTGTGGAACGGTTCGCGGAGGACGCTGGCGACGTACGGCTTGCTCCGAGCGTCAGCCCCGCGGGCCGAGGCCTGAGGGGCGGCACTGCGTTTGTCGCTGGCGGACTCCGAGCAACCGAGCAAGAGACCCAGGACGAGGGCCAGCAGGACCAAACGGAGGATGGTGTCTTTCATGTTTCTTCCTCGCTGTGGGGTGGGTATTTCAGATTGGATGGAGTTCGAGGGGTGGCCGACTTGGTTCGAAAGAGCCGTCGCAGAGGTGCAATCGCTGCGGAGTAGAGAGAACACGCAAGGCCCGCCACTCCTGCTCCGAGCACGAGAAGAAGGTAGATCCCGCCGAGTTCCACAAACGCCAGGGCGACCAGCAGCCAGCAACTCACTCGCGGCCAACGGCTGTAACACCAGAACCACAAACAGATCGGACCCAGGAACCAGATCACCAATAGCAGGATCACGCCAACTCTGCGAACATGGGTCCAGAAGGGGACGCTGGGTGTGTCCACACGCAGTTGTCGCCGAATGGATACGATGACGGGACGGTGGCAACGTGGGCAAACCTCGGTCGCTCCACCGAAGGGCTGGGGTGATTCCATTGCCTCCCCGCACTCTGGGCATTCGTGCCCGATCACGGTTTCTCGGCTTTCAGGATTCACACAAGGTGGCTGGCTGACTGAACGATGACGGCGGTAAAGCCAGACCGCCGAAGGAATGGCGCCAGAGGCGATGCCGAGTCCAGCGCCGAGGCCTACATATTCACCTTTCGAAATCGCTCCGATAATCACAGTGATGCTCAAGAGCAGACCGAAGCTCCCAAGGCACATTGCCACGGATCCCTTTTGGGATGGCGCGACGGTAGCCCCCGTAAACGCCATCGCGGCCCCACCCACAAGGCATCCGAGAAACACAACGATGGGTACGACAACAGCGTCAGGCAAGGAAACGGCGTTGGCGAGCACACCGCCAATGCACACGGCAGAAACCCAAAAGCCAGCCAGCCCACTGACTAAGGCACAAGGGATGATGGCCAGCCAGCGTAAGATGACCACGGGCGAGAAGGGTCGAGTTGCGCCTCGGCCTGTGATAACGGGGGGAGCGGCTGTGATAGGTGGCTGGACCGGGGGCATGGCCATCTGCGGAACCCGCACAGCGGCACCGCAAACAGGGCATTCGTCCACTTCCCCCCCGAGGTCCTCCGGCGATTCCATGTGTGCACCGCATTGCGGGCAATCGTACCGAATCACCATTTTTCCCCTTGTCAAAACCCGAACAATGTGCTAACATGTACCCGGCTGGCGAATCCCGCCCGCGACGGGGTAGTGGGCCGACCAGCAAGCAGGGTAATGGGGTTGCCCAATGCAGTCCAACATCGTCGTCGTCACCAGTGAGGATCCTTCCGTCCACGCGGCACTCGCCGCAATGATCTACCAGCTCGCACTCAAGCTGCCTATGCGGGCTTTGCCGGTTTTGCTGGCGAAGCTGCTTCCTTACGCGGTGGAACTTCCGGTTCGCCCAGGGTTTCCTCAAGGGCCTTCTCGGCAGCCTGGCCAACGGCCTGGGCGATGTCGTCCCGTTCGGCTGAAAGTGCATCGGCCCAGCTAACAGGCCGAGCGTCCATTTCATCGAGACAACGATCCCGGACTGCGCCGCTGAGACGCATGACGACCCAAAGGGCGAGCTGCGCGGCAGCATTCTTCTGAAGTCCCTTCCGCCGAGTCCATGCGTCGAACACCTCGATGATGTCTGCATCCACTTCGTAGCTTCTCTTGATCCTTGACCTCGCCATGCAACACATTGTCCGGGGAACCTTTACGGGGCTTCGACGAAGTTAGAAGAAGTTTTTCGTATTTTTTTCATGTTTTGGGGTTGACAGGACGATATTGGGTGTTAAGATGATGGAAGAAGGTTACAGAAGTTTTTAGAACTGACGACCCAAAGGCACGAACAGCAATGCCAGAGAAGGCTGAGAAAACGAAATTCCTGATCGTCACCGGCAAGCTGGCCAACAAGGTCGAACGGCTGGCAAAAGCCGAGGACCGCAAATTCGCTCCGATGGTCAGGGTTCTCCTTCGCGAGGCCCTGGACCTCCGCAAGGTCGCCCAGGAGGCAGCCGAGGAAGTCGCTGCTGAGGCCGTTGCAGGACTCTCGGGGTAGGGACAATGACAAGATCCGCCGCCATTCTGGGTTTCCACAACGCAAAGACAAGTCGGCGAGAGTCTTGCTGTGGCGGCGGGTCCTCTTGCCTTTCTTGTGCGCCCGGTCTGGTCCATGCGGCCGACCGGGCCGTTTTGAGGATAGCGGCCGGCCCTCCCTCCTGGCAGGCCGTATTCTGTAGTGCCCTGGGCTCCCTCCTCCAGGGCAACCATTCTTGGCCGAGCGGCCTCACAGACCAGTGGCAGGTTCCCGGTCGCTCGGCCATTCACAGCGGGGTGGTGCAGCGGCCAGCACGCCAGGTTCATACCCTGGAGGTCGCCGGTTCGACTCCGGCCCCCGCAATTATGAGTCCGATGCCGTGCCCGCTTTACCCCAAGCGGGCAGTAGCAAGCCCGGCTTTTTCCCCCGGAAGCTGGGTACACCGCCCTGGTGCTGAGTCTCCCCCCACTTGGCACCAGGGCACATTGTTCATTGCCGCAGGCTCGCGGGCGAGCGATGTTCAGTTGGATTTCATGGCGAACTCCTTCCATTGCCACCCCGCGAGCCCTCATTTTGCTACCAGAGTAGGGCTTGTTGTTTGCACACCCGACGCCGGAGTCAGGGACGGCTGTGCACGTCCGGAGGATCCGGTCGGCGTCGGGACCTTTACCAAGTCGCTGCATAGCACCATTCTCGGGCGAGCTGGATCAACCGTGACGGGCAAACCATTACCCCCACGCTGGATTCTCGATCCACCGCGACTGCGAATTTCTGACCCCCACGCCCCTTGTGGGGGTAACCCCGCGCCGGAGGACAAGGCCATGGCCGTTGCAACTGCTTACGGCCAGACCCCTTGGACCACGGACGAACTCGCTGCACTGCACGGAACGGCAGGGCCTCGGGCCAAGCGAAAACAAGGGACTCTGGATGAAATGATCGTCGAGGACCTAGCCCCGCCGTACATCGCCCGGGGCGTCCGGGCCGACCAGGCCGCGAACTCGGTCCGTCACAAGATCAGCCGGTGGCACCGCCTGTTCGCCAGCGGGGACCCCCGCGTCATGCAGCATGTGACCCGGTTGATGAAGGTGGCCGCGGATGCAGCAGCCGCCGACGAACTTGAGCGGGCCGGCAAGCGTCTGCCGGCGGGGCGCCCGGCCAGGAAGGCCAGGGCGGGAAGGAAGACGGCATGATCTCCAAGTGTCCAGGATGCGGCGAGGATCTTTCGCCGACCGTACCGCTGACCTACGAATGCGGGACCACGATCACCGGCCACGGCAAGGACGGGAAGCCGTGGAGTTACGTTGCCTCGAAGAAATGCCTCCTCGCCCAGGTCGCCCAGCGGGAGAAGCAGGCTGAAGAACTGCTACAGATACTTGACGAGATCACCGTCGCGGGTGGTTGGTTCAAGGGCGGGGGGCATTCGGACCTTCCCGAACTGGTCGCCAAAGCCAAGGAGCGAGTCGGCGAGCTGGAGCGCCGCGACAAGGTCGCTGCGTACCAGTTGAGTGCAGAGACGAGGCGGGCCGAGCGCCTCGCATGCGAAGCCCGGGACTGGGGCCAGTTGGTCAACCGCACAGAAAAGATACTCGGCATGACGACTTTCGCCACCGTTCCGTCGGCTGGCTCGGTAACAGACCGCGCCGATGAAGTCATGCAGGCGCTCGCCCAGGCCAAGGAACAACTCGCCCAGGTAACCGACGGCACGGTCAACGTGGCCGGCCAGCAGGTCCCCATCGTCAAGCCGCTGGCGAATCTGGCCTTTGCCCACGAACTGACAGCAGCGTTCGGGTTGACAGAGCCCGGCATCCTGAGCGTGTCCAATGCCAAGCTGATAGAACACGCCAAGCACCTTGCGGCCATTCCCGCACGGTATGCGGAAGTGAAACGTCGGCTCGCTGGGATCAAGATAGACCGCGACCACTCCGATGTGCTGCTGCGACAGGTCTGGCAGGCCCTCGGCGGCGGAGAACTCGGCTATCAGTGGGCAGGACCGGGCAACATCGTTGAACGGGCAGAACAGCTCAAGGCCATCGTGGACACACGCCATGACTGGTGCTGCGGCTGCGGTCACTGGAATGGGCCGAACTTGCCCGTCTGCGGGATGTGTAAGAGAACGCCGCAGGAATCTTTGCCAGTCTCCGAAGCCGCCCAAGCCGCCAAAGCCCAGCACGCCGAACCGGCAGGGGAAGGAGGGGATCAGACATGACCAAGAACTGCCCAGGCTGCGGATCTCCCCCGGCAACGCATGACGGGACGATAGATGGTTTCCGGAATTGGTCCTACATGTGCGGGGCAACGGAGTGGACTCCCGAACACTGCCCGCCAACGAGACGCTGCTTCGAGGAATCCACGCAGTGCCTCCGTCGGCAGATCGCCCACACCGATCTGTGCCTGATGGAAGAGCGCACCATGACGGTGATTCTGGGAGCCCATCTCAGCCAGGTCAAGGCAGAGAACGAGAAGCTGCGAACCGCTATCAGACAACTGCGCGCCGGGCTACACAATCTGGCCAACGCTTGTGCCAATGATGACCTTTGGGACAACGAGAAGGCAATTGAGAGGGCTGATGCAGTGCTTGACTCCACGCGCCAAGCCGCCAAGGCCCTGACAGAGGCGGTGGCGGAAGGGAAGAAGCAGGCATGAGACCCAACCTCGCACATTCGGCCAAGCCGGTAGACCGTGACGATATTGTGCTGCGCAAGGTTCTGGGGTCGCTGCCGGAGTTTCTTGGCGTGGTCGAGTATGTGAAGTTCGCTCTGGTGGTCGGGTTCGCCATTCTGGTGACGGGGATGCCGGTAAGCATCACGAAGAAGCAGCTCGCTGGGCTGTTGGGGATCAGCGAGAAAAGTGTCGACCGGCTACTCAACGATCTCAAGGCCAACGCGGGTGTCAAATTCAAGGGTCAGGGGAAGATGAGCACCTATGACCTTCTCGACTTCTTCGAGAAGTGGCTGAAGTGGGACACGCGCAAATGAGGACTGATTCATGGTGACAACGGCACAGACAACACGGGCACGGCGACACACACCGGAGCGGCGGCGGTCGGCCGACGAGATGGCGCTGGACGCGTTTCTGGCCACCTGCCGCAACTGCGCCTGGGTGTTGCTGGAGAGAAAGGGCTGCGCCAAGGTGACCATTGACATGGACTGCGCCCCGTTGAGCTCGCTGGTGGAGGCCGCACACAGTCGCATCCTGTCCGTACACGCCTCCCAGCCCTGTGAGTTTCAGGTGCCGACCTGGCACATCCCGGTTGCCGCGACGATCGCACCGGACGGCAACGACATGGAGGTCAGACTGTGGCGACGGCCGCCCGGCAGCGGGGTAGCTATCGGCAGATCGGTGCTGACGGACGAGTTCATCGAACGAATCCTGTGCGCCCGCGGTGGCCTCAGAGGCTTCCTGGTCCGCCAAGGCGCTCACTCGCAGCGGTGTGAACACCTCCAGGCGAGATTCGACTACGACGACCTCGAATTCAAGCTGCACCACTACGGCGAAGCGCTTCACCTGCACTGTTGCTTCACTGCGAGGATGGACGCGTGAGTGACGTCCTGGACAAAATCGCCGCGAAGCGGGCAGACGAATTCTGGCAGGGATTCGTTGATAAGGGCGAGTGCCCGGAACTGAGTCCCATCATTCGCACCGCCATCCAGGATGCCCTGCAACTGGTGTGTCCGCCTGTAGAGGGCGAGCATTCGCCGTTGCCGTGGCAGAAGTCCGAGTTTCCTCACGTCATTCTCAACGCAAAGGGAGACACGCTCGCGGCGGTCTTTCGTGATGCCGACGAAGCGACGGCAAGCCGGAGCCTCATCCTCCGCGCCGTCAACAGCCACCACAAGCTGGTAGAGGCAGTTAGGGATTTGCTGGCGTATCAACTGGACGAATGCAACTGCGCTCCGTGTGCAGATGCCGCGCCTTGTCCGCACTGCTGCGCTCGCGCCATCCTTTCCGCCCTCAACCCCCCAGCCCAAGGGGAGGACAAGCCATGAGTGATGAGAAATGCAAAGGCTGTGGCCAGTACCATCCGGTAGCCTCGGCCTGGACCACCCCCGATGGCGGTTGTGGTGCGCTTCTGCGCAGCGAAAACATGGAAGTGGCGGGCGTATCCCCACACGCCTTTGCGCTAAATGTCGGCTTGGTCTTACAAGAACTCTGGTGTGCCCGCCGCCAGCTCGCCCAGGCCAAGGAAGAGAACAAGAGGCTCGTCGGTGAGGTGGTGCAACTCCGGCTGCAAATCCAAGCTGGCCCGCCTGCCCCGAAGTTTCCGCTGGGCACTTACGTCAGGTTGGTCAGTTGCCCCTCGGAGATTTCCCGCGTGGTGCCGGAGGAAGAATTCTTTCAACACCGAGAGGGCTGCCCGACCTGTAGCCCCAAGATCGTTGAGCGCCCTGTGTTCGTGATGCGCCCAGATGGAATGTACTGGCACGGCAGGCCGGAGGCCTACACAGCCTGGACGCCCGCCAAGGGCGACCGGGTGTGGGATACAGCAAACGCGTGCTATGGCGTCGTCCAGGCCGAAGCTGTTGAGGCCAGTTGGTCTGGCTGGTACATCGTGGACTTCAACGGCCGACCACTACACCGCGTCCCTCTCAGCAATCTCGCCCCCGCCGAGTTCTTCCCCGAAAAGACAGAGCCGGCCAAGCGCACCTTCCCGAGGTATTTTGTCTTTCCCGGGTGGGCCGACACCTACGCCTTCTACCGTCTGGATTCGGCCCATGAAGCAGTGTGGGTTTACCGGGACGGGAACGCGCGTCGGAGTGGAGACCCTGACCATAGGCATCTTACGCTTGAGCACTGCCTTGAGGACGGCCAAGAAGTCACGCAAGCCGAAGCGATCACCAAACTAGCTCTGTGGGCGCGAGACAAATTGGTGCTCGCCGGGATTGGCGCCATCGCCCTGGCGGCGCGACTTGTTGAGGAACCATGTGCGAGCACTGCGAATGGGAAAAGCTGATCGAGCGGATCGACGACCTGCTCGAGGACGACGCCTACGAGTGGGCCGTAGACACCCTCGAAGGGATGAAGGAGACGGTGGAAGGCATGCAGCACTGCACGGAAACGCAGCAGGAAGCCGTCGAGAACATCGCGGCGGCGGTGGAGAACAGGCGATGACTGAAGTCGCAACAGACCCGCGACGACATCCGGGCGAGGTTTCACATTACCGGAACCAGGCCTTCACTGACCAACGCCCCCACGAAGTCAGTGTGAGAATCCTCAACTTGCCCTGGAACGGACGCCACGACCAATTCCACTGCTACCTCTGCGGCTACGCCTTCCGAGAAGGGGACACGTACCGCTGGGTCTTCGGCCAAGGCAAGATCGCCAACTTCCTCATTTGCGCAACATGTGACGGCCCTGACGTCTTCAAGCGCTTCCGGGCGGCCTGTGACAACATCCCTTGGTACATCAAGAACCAACTGCGAAGGGCCAGAGACCGATGACGACCATGAAGGCCATCTCCCTGCACCAGCCCTGGGCGTCGATGATCGCCGAAGGCGAGAAGACCATCGAGACCAGGAATTGGGCGACCAAGTACCGCGGACCGTTGCTGATCTGCTCGACCTTCGAGCCTGTGGTGGAGGACGAGAACGGTCTCCGGCTGCCGAGGGGGAAAGCTCTGGCGGTCTGCGACCTGGTGAGCATCCGGCCCATGGAGCGCTTCGACGAGGAGGCTGCCTGCTGCAATTTCTATTGGGACGCGAAGGCCTGGATCCTGAAGGACATCCGCGCGATCAAGCCGTTCCCCGTGATCGGCGAGCGCGGCGTATTCGACGTGGAGCTGCCGCCCGGCGGCATCAAAGAGCGAAAGGACAGAGCGATGGCAAGGAAGAAGGTTGTGGACGGCGATGCACCTGAGCCGGAAGCCCCGGACGCGGCGGACGCACCGGCTGAGGACCAAGTCACGTCGGTTGAGCCCGCAGACCAGAACAGGGAGGAGCCGCTGATCTCAAACGACCGGGCCGAGGACTTGTTCGTGGCCTTGGCCAAGGTCGAAAGGGCCTCAGCGGACGAGGTGAACGCGAAGCAAACCCATGATGCGGCCAAGAAGGCCCGTGATGTGGCCCAGGCCGACCTCCAGGAGATTCTGGCGGACATCCGGGCCAACCAAAGTCGGCTGTTCTCTGTGGACGAGTGCAAGGGAACTCCGGGTGAGACCGAAGCCGCTGCGGACGCCTGGCGTGAGGTCGAGATCGAACATCTGGGCATCCCTCAGCACGTCCAGACCAAGCTGCTCGACCATGAGCCGCCACTGAGGACCCTGGGCGACTTCGCCGACTGGCGAGCGGACAAAGGGAAGTTCTGGGCGAAGGACATCGAGGGCGTCGGTTCTGTGGCCCAGAAGAAGATCGAGGACGCCTACGTCAAGTTCTGGGCCACCCATCCCGAGTATTGCCAGCCGACCGCCGTTGCTGAAGGCCAGGAGCCGACCGACGAGACCAGCGACGAGGAGCCCGCCGGCGAGCAGGAGCCGGAAGCGGAGAAGGGTGAGGCCGCACAATGACTGGCGTAATCAGCGGGCTTCTGTCCGTGGCCATCACGTTCGGCCTGTTCTGGGTTGCGTTCTTCCTGCGAGAGGCCTACCGAGGCAAGCACGACGAGAACCCGATCATTCGCTGACCGGGCAGCGCTTTGACAAGTGAATAACGATGGGGCGGGTGGCGGTCACGACCAATGGCAGATGCGTCTCAGGTGCTTTCCATAATCCCAGTACCGCCGCCGGCTCGTAGTCGGAACCCGCCCCTTCCTGAATCATCCGGGGCGGCAGACCGTGCAACTTTCGGGCCTGAGAGAGTTCCGTTGCCGGGCGTTCCGGCGAGCCGCCCCTGACTTTGAAACCGATTGGCTGGGAGCGGACCTCCGTGGGCGACCTTAGCCCCGAAAACAAGCGACACCTTGCAGCGCCAAGGGTAAAAGTCCCAGCCCTGAACTGTGCGGCGGGGGCGCTGACCCGCCGCCGAAGGGATGATGAGATGAAGGACAAGGATCGCGCGCAATGCCGAGAACACGAAGACCGCGCTCCTGTCCAGGAACTGCAAGACGGCGACCAGGACTGGACAACCAAATGCCAACTCTGCGGCGAACTTCCGACCGTCCATCCAACGGGACTGTGCGGCCCCTGCTGCTTCGGCGAGGCCGATACCGCTGGCGGCAACTGGTGAACTCACAGCCCTCTGCGCCTCTGTGGCAGAGGTGACAACTGAAGACGCCCCGCGCCTCCCTGAACCCTTTACCGCCGGAAGCGCGGGGCAGCATCCGGATGGCGGGTGCGTCACCCGCCTGAAGACCCACGAGCCCTGGGTCGCCGCACTAACGAATCCACGCCGGCGGCCCAGGGAACGAGGGTAGACAGAACGGATCAACCATGGACCAAACTGGACCAGCTTACCCGACAGTGCGGCGGACGGCCCATCGCCTGAACGCACAGAGAAGTCAGTCGCAAAGGAGAACGCTATGAAGATCGTGAAGTTGGAAGCCCAGAACGTCAAGCGTCTCAACGCCGTTGAGATCACCCCGGACGGCGACATGGTCGTCATCGGCGGGCGCAACGGGGCGGGCAAGACGTCGGTTCTGGATTCCATCGCCTACGCCCTGGGCGGCAAGGCCCTGGTGTGCGACAAGCCCGTCCGCACAGGCACGAAGAAAGCCAAGATCGTGTGCGATCTGGGCGAACTGACCGTGACGCGGACGTTCACCGCCCGCGGCGGGGGGACACTGGCGGTCACCGGCACCGATGGGGCCAAGCTACCGACCCCCCAGGCCGTCCTGGACGCCCTGACGGGCAAGCTGACCTTCGATCCCCTGGCCTTCACCCGCCAAGCCCCGCGCCAACAGGCCGAGACCTTGCGGGAGTTGGTCGGACTGGACTTCACCGACCTCGACGCCCGCCGGGAGGGGCTGTTTGAGAACCGCACGGGCGTGCGCCGGGACATCAGGGCCCTGGAGTCGCAGCTTGAGGCCGTGCCTCACCACGACGATGCCCCGGCCGAGGAGGTCGACGCCAGGGCGCTGCTGGACGAGTATTGGGAGGCGAAGGCCCACAACGACGCGAACGATGGGGCTCGCGCCGATTTGAAAGCCGCGCAGGCCGAAATTGATCGGGAAGCCGCCATGATCGCCAGCGCCGAGGCCCAGGAACGGGGGCAACTCGAAGACCTCCGCCGGCAGATCGGGGAACTGCAACGACGTGAGCAGGAACTGACCGCTGCGATAGCGGCGCGGACCGAGCAACGCAACGAGGGCCTGGGGGCACATCGCCAGAGAATCGCCGAGCTTGAGCCGCAGGTAGCCGACCTGGAGGACATTGACCTTAAGCCGCTGCACCAGGCCCACATGAGCGCCGACGGCGTCAACCGCAAGGTTCGCGAGAACCAAGCTCACGCCAAGCTCGCCACACGGCTGGGACAGGTCCAGACGGAGGCCGATGGGCTCACCGCCGCCATTGACGCATTCGACGAGCAGAAGGCTGCGGCCTTGCGTGAGGCCGAATTCCCGATCCAGGGGCTGGGCTTCAACGATGAGCGGGTGACCTTCAAGGACCTCCCGTTCGAGAATTGCTCCAGCGCCGAGAAACTCCGTATCTCGGTGGCCATGGGGTTGGCCATGAACCCGAAGCTCAAGATCCTGCTGATCCGCGACGGGTCGCTGCTGGATGCCGATAGCTTGCGGCTGGTGGCCGAGATGGCCGAGGCGCACGACGCTCAGATATGGATTGAAAGAGTTGGCCAGGGCAAGGAATGTTCCGTCATCATTGAAAATGGGGCGGTCAAGGGCGCCACCCTGGCGGACACCCCGATCGCCGAGCACATCGAGGCTGACGCGGAAGGGAAATAGGTAACCAGTGACCAAGCGATTAGACAGGACTGGTGAGCGGTTCGGCAGGCTGACAGTTGTCGGCATGACACGCCGTAGCGGCAAGGCTGCGTGTGTGTGCCGCTGCGAGTGCGGCAACACCAAGACGGTCAGGGCGAGTAGTCTTCGAGGCGGGTACACGCGATCATGCGGCTGCCTAGCCTCCGAGCGGATCACCCAGGCTAATTTCAAGCATGGCCTGAGTAGTTCGCCTGAATGGAGGGTGTGGCGGGCCATGCGGCAACGGTGCCAGGACCCTCGCGTGAAGTGCTACCCCGACTATGGCGGTCGTGGCATCCGTGTCTGCGAACGCTGGCAATCATTTGAGGCATTCTTGGCGGACATGGGCCAGAAGCCAGGGCCGACCTACCAGATTGACCGGATCGACAACAACGGCCCGTATTCGCCCAGCAACTGCCGTTGGGCAACACCGAGCCAGCAGGCGAAGAACCGTCGTCCACGGTTGTGGAATCCCCAGTCGCGGCTCGGCGAGAACGAGGTGCGGGCGATCCGCCACGCAGCAGGGCAGGGGACCACTCAGCGCCAACTTGCGGAGACCTACGGGGTCGCCGAATCGACCGTCTGGAGAATCGTGAATCGCTACTGCTGGAAACATGTGAGGTGAACAATGCCGATCACTGAACAGCAACGCGAAGCCCGCAAGCATCATGTGGGATCATCGGACATGGCCGCGATCCTGGGGCTGGACCCGTTCAAGACGGCCTACGACGTGTGGCTGGAGAAGAAAGGCCGTCTCGTCGACCGCCCGCCCAGCGAAGTGATGAAGGCCGGCAGCCGCTTTGAGGACGGCGTCCTGGACTTCGCCGAGGAACAGCTCGGGCCGCTGTCCCGCAACGTGTCCAAGCCCGTGGAAGGCACGCCCTTGGCGACCAACATCGACGCATTGGTCAAGGAGACCGAGGAACCGGTCGAGGGCAAGACCGTCGGCCTGTACGGCCCTGTGCGGGAGTGGTGGGGCCAGGAGCGCACAGACCAAGTGCCGGACCGCGTAATCGTCCAGTCGCACGTCCACATGATGGCCGTCAGCGCCCAGGTGTGCCATGTGGCCGCGTTCATCGGCGGCCGGGGTTTCGCCATGTTCGCGGTGCCCCGCAACGACAAACTGGTTGAGATCGTCCGGGAGCGGGCCACGGCCTTCTGGCATGAGAACGTCGAGGCCGATCAGCCGCCGGAGGGATCGCGGGCCAGCCTGGAGGTCGTCAAGCTCGTCCGCCGCGAAGCCGAGAAGGTCGTCAGCATAGACCCGCACATCGTCGAGAACTGGTTGATGGCGAACGGCGTAGCGTCCGACGCCATAAAGGCCAAGAAGAAAGCCGAGGCGGCCGTACTGGAAGCCCTGGGGGACGCGGAGGCGGGCCTGTGCGGGGACCTCGGGGCCGTCACCTACCTTGAGACACAGCGTAAGGGATACACGGCAAAGGCAACGACCTTCAGGACACTGCGACATCGCAAGAAAGGATTGTGACCATGACCCAAGCACCAACCAACACGACTGCACCACCCGACGCGGCGAAGGCACAGGACCCGACAACTGCTCTGGCGGCGGCGTTCAACTACCAGCCGCTGATGAAGATCGGCGGACATGCGGGGCTCAAGGGCCTGCTGGCCGCGATGCAGCCCAAGATCGCGACGGTCTTACCCAAGCACATCACCCCCGAGCGTGTCATCAAGGCGGCCCTGACGGCCGTGTTGCAGACACCGAAGCTGCTGAACTGCACCCAAGAGAGCTTTATGATGGCCCTGATACGCGCCTCGCAATTGGGGCTGGACTGCTCGGGCACGCTGGGCAGCGGGTATCTGGTGCCTTACTACAACAGGGCGAAGCAATGCACCGAGTGCCAGTTCATCCCCGGCTACCGTGGGCTGATTGATCTGGCGAGGCGATCCAACGAGATCGCGGCCATCGAGGCCCACGCCGTCTACGTTGATGATGTATTCGAGGTCCAGTACGGCACCGAGCCCAGGTTGATCCACAAGCCGAGCCTGAAGACTGATCGCCGGGAGGAGTTCATCTGCTTCTACGCGGTGGGTACGCTGCGCGATGGAACCAAGCAACTGGAGATGATGACCCTCGCCGACGTGAAGAAGATTCAGTCCATGTCCAAGATGGGCAACAGGGGCCCCTGGGTCGACCACTTCTCGGAGATGGGACGCAAGACGGCCGTGCGACGGCTGTGCAAGTACCTGCCGATGAGCACCGAGTTGGAAAAGGCCCTCCAACACGACAACGAGGTAGAGGGTCTGGACGTCAGGGAGATCGACGTAGAGGCCCTGGACAACATCAACCGCACCGAGGACCTAGCCAAACGGCTGGCCGGCGAGCAGGACCAACCACCGGCGCAGTTGGCCGCGCCCCAGGTCCCCGACCCGACACCGCCCGCACCGGAACCCGCAGTCCAGCCTCCCACCCCGGAGCAACCGGCCAAGGCCGCGCCCGCCGATGCCGGCGAGGTCGAGGTCCACTTCAAGGAGCTGCTGGAGTCCAAGGGAGCGCCCGCTGAGGTACTACCTGAGGCCTGGCAGCGCTTCGTGAGATTCACCGTCGGCAAGGAACTGGCGGAACTGAACGCCGCCGACGTGGACACCCTGGCGGCGAAGCTCAAGAGCGACTTCAACCCCATGGGATACATCCCTGCCAAGAACGGCACGCAAGCTGCGCAGTGACCAAGACCAAGTCAACTCGCCGTGGCACCAAGCTGTCAGAGCGGGAGCGCGCCGCCCGCGGCGAGCCCATACCCAGGCCCGAGAAGCGTGGGCGCAAGAAGCGAGAGAAGCCCGTCGAGAGCGAATCCGAGCGCTGGTCCGACCTGTGGGGATGTACGTTCGACTCCGGCACGGAGCGCCGCTGCGGCGATTACCTGTGCCACCGCCAGGAGAGGGGCGAGATCCGCGACCTCAAGCGGCAGGTTCGAGTGGTCCTCACGCCAGCTCGCAAGGGACGGCGGCTCAGTTGGCGGATCGACTTCTACTACGTCGAATGCCGCACAGACATACCTGCCTGGAACGAGGTCAAGGGCAAGGACCTCGGAGACTGGTCGCTGTTCCGCAACGCCTGGGCGGCCGGGTTGGGACTCGGGCTGCTGCGAATCACCAGGGAAGGCAAGTACCCCAATCCCTGGATCCATGAGGACATCTGGCCCAAGAAGATCATCCACAAAGGACTGACAGCCGACACGGAGGTCGGAGAAGGTGAAGCAAAAGGCTGACAAGCCCGCAATTCGCTCGATCGCTCCGTGGTTCGGCGGCAAGAGGACGCTGGCGGGACGGATCGTCCGGGAGCTGGGCCCGCACCGCATGTACTTCGAGCCGTTCTGCGGATCCATGGCAGTGCTCATGGCCAAGCCCGTGGTCGGCCATGAGACGGTGAACGATCTGCACGCCGACCTCATCAACCTCGCCATGGTGCTGGCCTCGCCCCGATGGGGGGACCTGTACGATCGCCTGGACCGCACGCTGTACCACGAAGACCTGTTCCGGCTGTACAAGCACACCTTCATGGCGCGGGAAGCCCCGCCGCCCGAGGATCCTGGCAGCGTCACGGACGCCCACATCGAACGTGCCTACTGCTACTTCATCGTGTCCTGGATGGGCCGAAACGGCGTGTCCGGGACGGAGCGAGTCAACTACTGCATGGCCATCCGCTGGACACCGGGCGGCGGGGGAGGGGGTAAGCGCTTCCGGAGCGCCACCGACAGCATCGCCGAGTGGCACCGCCGGCTTCAGAACGTCGTGATCCTGCGCCGCGATGCGTTCGAGATCATCCCCAACATCGACGACCACCCCGGCTGCGCCATCTACGTGGATCCCCCGTACTTCTCAAGCGGCCGCAGCAACGGTGGCGGAAGCCGTTACCTGCACAATTTCGACGAGGCGGAACACGCCCGTCTGGCCGAGGCCCTGGGCCGCTTCCAAAAGGCCAGGATCGTCGTCAGCTATTACGAGGATCCCCGCGTCGATGGCCTGTACCGGCCACCGAAGTGGACCAAGCGCAAGGTCTACGGGTGCAAAAACCTGCATGTCCAGAACCGGCGCGGGGCGAAACGACAAGTCGCGCCTGAAGTCCTCCTGATGAACGGCCCCAGCTACATCAAGGCGAAGGCCAAAGACTCACTGTTCGGCTGACCAATAAGGGGTAAACACGACATGACGAACAAGGACGAACAACTGGTCCGGATGCTGGCGACTCTGGGCCATCCCACGCGGCTGAAGATCGTGCAATTCCTGGCCGGCCGGCCTGAATCCGACGTCGGCAGGATCACGCGGGCCGTCCGAGCAAGCCAGCCCAACACCTCGCACCATCTCGGGCTACTGAAGCTGGCCGGGCTGGTCGAATCGGTCCGCGTCGGCAGGCGGAAGCTCTACAGCGCCAAGTCCGGGCGGTTGCTAGTGGTCGCTGCGGCGCTGGGAACCCTGTCGCACCGGGCGAGTTGCTGAGGTTTGAATGACTGATCTGCCCCACGACATCATCCGCGTCTTCCCGCGGCGGACAAAGGCAACGCCGACTGATCGGCTGGCCTTCGTAGGCGACCCACGTTTGCCCGGCATGCGCCCCGAACCGAGCAAGGTCCGCTCCGTACACATCTCCTGCACGTTCAGTTGGGACCGGCCAGAGGGAGTACGGTTGCTGCGGGCGTGGCGGGCGATCTACGGTCGGAACAAGACATGGTTGGGCGGGCCCGCGTACTACGAGTCCGGCAGCGGAGCCTACCACCGTGGTTTCCGCCCAGGCATGTACCTGAAGAAGGGCTACGTCATCACCAGCCGGGGCTGTCCCAACCACTGCGAGTTCTGTCTGGTCCCGGAGTGGGAGGGCGCCTTGCGGGTTCTGCCGATCGCCGAGGGCTGGGACGTCCTCGACAACAACCTGCTGGCCTGCCCCAGGGCACACGTCGAAGCCGTGCTGGAAATGCTCAGCCGCCAGAGACCCCGGCCGAAGTTCACGGGCGGTCTGGAAGCGGCTCGCATGGCCCCCTGGTTCGTCAAGGCCATCACGCACCCGAGTTTCCGGCTGGGTATCGCCTACACGGCGTACGATCAGCCGGAGCAGCGAGACGCTGTGGAACGGGCGGTGAAGATGCTCCGCGAGGCCGGCGGGTGGTCGGACGGGACGGCGCGGCGGCGGATCGGTTGCTACGTCCTGTGCGGCTTCAACGGCGAGGACGACGTTACGGCGATCGCCGAGCGCCTGGATTGGGTGATCTCGCTGGGTGCCACGCCCTTCCCCATGTTCTACCAGGGCGACGACGAGTCCCGCAACCGGGAGAACCAGCAGATGAAACGGAAGCTTCGACGCTACATGCGGCCGTCGGCGATGTTCGCGGGGGCGGGGAGGAAATGACGGGTAACCATGGCAAGCCTTCGATTCATCTCGTTGTTCGCTGGCATCGGCGGCGGTGACAAGGGCATGGAAGACTCTGGCCACTGTTGTGTCGCTCAGATGGAGAATGACCCTGTGTGCCGGAAGGTCCTGTCGCATCACTGGCCGGGTTTGCTCGTTGACGGTGAAGGCAAAGGCATCTTTTGGGGCAAGGGCGACATCGAGGGTGTCTGGCCAGGCGACCTGCCCGAGGCGGATTTCTACACGGTCTCGGATCCCTGCCAGCGCAACACGATGGCCAACACGCGGATCAAGGACGGCCGCACGCCGCCGAGCCTCTGGGGAGAGGCATATATGCTGATCGTGGCCCGTAAGCCGCGGTTTGTGCTCAGGGAGAACCCGACGAGAGTGCGCAGGGAGGCGCCGTCACGGCCAGAGCGCGTGGCGGAATGCCTGGAACGGATTGGATATGAATGCACCATCATCGACATGCAGGGCGGACAGGTTTCCGGTGTCTCTCGCCAGCGAACCTTCGTCTGTGCTGGCCTTGGATACGCCGGAGTCCGTCTGCGCGAGTTGCTGGGTCGGCATCGTTGCTCTAAGAGGGATTGGCCGAAGATTGGCTCGGCGCAGATCCCCTTTAGGGCTCTTACTTGTCACCCCTACCGATATGACAACCGCGACAATTTTATCGCTTACGCAGACGGGCGACTCCGGGTGCTTTCGCGCACAGAACGGCTTCGTGCTCAAGGGTTCCCCGAAGACTGGCTCGACTGCCTCGGCGAACCATCGCTGATGCGGGTTGCGAAACTGACTGGAAACGCTTGGCCATCATTCATGGCGAAGTGGCTCGGAAGGCTCTTGTGGGAGGCAACAGAGTAGACGAGATGCCCAAGAAAGCTGACATCCTGCCCGAGCACAGCATCCACCACTGCCAGCAGTGTACCGAGTACCTGCACTGCTACTCCTGTAACCGCGGCGTCTGTGCGTATCTCGCGGTGAGCGTCTACCAGGACGGCGAGTTCTCTGGCGAGAAGTGGTGCCGGGTGTGCTGTGAGGGGATGGGCTGGAACGAAGACGAGATCGCCTCCCAGGCCATCGACATCGTAACGGGCCTCAGTGGAGAGGCGATTCACGAAGCACGCAAGGCCAAAACGGGAGTCCAGGAATGAGAACCTACCTCGACAGCACGCCGATGGACGACATGGCGATCGCCAGGATCCGCCAGCTCGAGCCGGCCGCCCTGGACAAGGACCCCAACGGCTACTGGCTGGCGTTCTCCGGCGGCAAGGACTCCATCGTCATCCTGGATCTCGCCAAACGGGCAGAGGTGAAGTTCGAGGCCGTCCACAACCTCACCACCGTCGATCCCCCGGAGCTGGTCAAGTTCGTCAAGACGTTCCCCGATGTCCGCATCGACCGGCCACCGCTCACGATGTGGCAGTTGATCCGGAAGGAGGGCATGCCGCCCTTGAGGCAGACCAGATACTGCTGCCGGGCATTGAAGGAACGGGGGGGCCGGAAGCGGCTTGTGCTAACTGGTATGCGCTGGGCGGAGTCGTCGCGTCGGCGGAAACGGCACATGGTCGAGGCCTGCTTCCGCGACAAGAGCAGGCACTTCGTCAACCCGATCATCGACTGGCCCACAGACGCGGTGTGGGCGTACATCCACGAGCGAGAGCTGCCTTACTGCCAGCTCTACGATCAGGGGTTCAAGCGGCTCGGATGTGTGCTCTGCCCCATGAGCCGGGACACGGAACGCCAGATGCAGCGCTGGCCCAGGATCGCCGCGGCGTGGGAGCGAGCCATCAAGGCGACGTTCACGCCCGACAAGGCCAAGAAATACTGCTTCAAGACGCCCGAGGAATACTGGCAGTGGTGGCTGGACCGGGACGCCTCAGCTTTGGAGGACCCCGACCCGGTCCTGTTCGAGGACGACCCCGATCTGGTGGAAGCGGAGGCGACTGATGGGTAGAGGCAACGTCCAAAAGCTTGAGGCCGATGCGGAGCAGATCGTGGAACGCCTGCTGGCCGGGACCGACACGTTCGGCGCCATCCGGAAACAGTACCGAGTCGGCTGGACGGCGCTCAATCGCCTGTGGCGACGGCATACGACGGCGGCCCAGCGGCGCAAGGTCCGGCGCCGCACCCTCCGGCGATGGGGCGAGCGCACGCGCTTCACAAAGGGGCACGTGACCTGGAACAGCGGGTTCAAGGGTATTCACCTGTCGCCAGAGACCGAGTTCAAGCCGGGACACATCGGGGGCAGGGCCGCCAGGAAGTGGCGGCCGGTCGGCACAGTCACCGTGCGTCGGGATAGCCGGCGGCGCGGGCCAACCGGCCGGCCGCGTAAAGGAAGGCTCCGGCGATGGATCAAGATTCGCGACGACGGCCCGCTTCGTCGCCGCTGGATCCCCCTGACAAGGTACATCTGGCAGGAAGCCCGCGGGCCGATTCCGGACGGCTGCTTCGTTGTTCATGCCGACGGCGACACGATGAACGACGGGTTGGATAACCTCCTCCTGGTTGACCGACGGCGCCACTTGGCTTTGCAGATCGAGCGCAATCCCGAGCAACTCAGGCTGTGCCGTGAACGGTCCGCCGAAACCAATCGGCGTCGGCACGCAATGAACCGGGAAGTCAAGAAGCTCCGCGGAGCCCTGCGAGTCTCCTGGCTGTGCCGGGCCTGCGGCAACGAGCTGCGGCAAGGGCGCCGCCCACAGCGGTGTGCGAAATGCGGGAGTGGCACGTTCGAGAAGATTCAGCGGAGGATGACGGGATGACCCCCCTCACCCACATTCTGATCGTCCTGGCCGGCCTGATCGGTCCTCAGCCGGCTCCTGTGGTGGTGGATGCTGTGGTGACTGCGTACTGCCCATGCCCGAAATGTTGCGGGAGGTGGTCTGATGGAATTACAGCGTCCGGTTATCCTGCGAGAGGCTACCTCGTCGCGGCGCCGGTGGAGCTACCGTTCGGTAGTCGCGTACTCATCCCAGGGTATGCCGGTGGTGCTCATGTACCCGTACTGGATCGAGGAGGAGCCATCGTATCGTCCGGTACACTGGTCCGCTTTGATGTTCTTTTTCCCACCCACCGCCAAGCCCTGATTTGGGGCCGGCGGAGATTGAAGGTAACGATCTGGCGACGATGAGCAAACAGATGCCACATCGCGCGTTGTTCGAGCGACACAACACCCCGGCCGGTGAACGCTGGGAGGCACCCGCCCAGCAGACGAGCGAATCGTCCCGGGCCGGGGCGCGGCTTGTCGAACGGGAGGGTCGTGTGGGCTGGCAGTGCTACCGGATCCTCGACGCCCTGGCGATCCTGGGACCCCTGGCCCGCTTCGAGCTGGTGGAGTCGATACGCGGACTGACGGTCAACGCCGCGTGCGGTCGGATCGGCGAGTTGAAGGACCCCGACCGCAGCAGCCCGTTCATGCACCGCCGACCGCCGAAGATAGCAGTGGTGGGCAAGCGGGAGAGTCCCAGCGGGATCAAGGTGGACGTCTACGGGATCACCGAGGCGGGTCTGGCGGAGCTGCGGAAGGGTCCGCCGCCGAAACAGCGCCAGCACACGGAGAAGTAGGATGGGAAGCACAACCAAGATCGAGTGGGTAAAGAATGCTGATGGGACGCAAGGCGTCACATGGAATCCCGTGACCGGATGCTCGCCTGTCTCGGCCGGGTGCAAGAACTGCTACGCCCGGCGGATGGCCCAGCGGCTGAAGGCCATGGGCAAGGCCGCCTACCGCAATGGTTTCGACGTGACGTTGCAGCCTGATCGGCTTGGCGAGCCGCAGGGCTGGCGGAAGCACAGGACGATCTTCGTCTGTTCCATGGCCGACCTGTTTCACAGGGACGTACCCGACGACTTCATCGCCCAGGTCTTTCAGGTCATGGCCGACTGCCCACAACACACCTTTCAGCTTCTTACGAAACGACCCGAGCGCATGGCTCAATGGTTCCATCGGTGGTGGAAGCCGGAGAAGACGCACACATTCTGCCGCCACGGCAAGCCGCACAAAGCGCCAAACCTGTTCCTGCGCCAACAGGCCTGTAGTGAATGTCGTTCCTTTTTTCTAGGCTGCCTGCGCGGCCGCAACGAGTGGAAGGACGAGCCTGTTACGCCGAATTTCCGAGCAACGGGGAAAGTGGATTGGTGGCACCGCCCGGACCATGTTTGCGATGGCTTCCGATGGAACCCGCGAGGCGATCAACATGGGGTCGCCGTTGAACTGACAGGCGGATACATCAGCGTCCGGCAGGATGCGCTGAGCGGAGCATTCCCCGCTCCGCTATCTAACGTCTGGCTGGGGGTCACGGTGGAGGACGCATCATGCCTGTGGCGAATTGACAAGCTGATGGAATGCGCGGCGGCGGTTCGGTTCGTTTCCTGCGAGCCGCTGTTGGGCTCTGTCGACCTTAGCTTGCCAACTCGGACATTCGAGCGATCAGACGGCACCTTGGGCTGCGCCCACTGCTGCAACAAGGACCGCTGCGACGACGCCTCTCATCTCCTGCGGAGTGAATGTCCCTATTGCCGTGGAACGGGAAAGGCTCGCATCCTCGATTGGATCATCTGCGGGGGTGAGACGGGCCCGGGGGCGCGGCCCATGCACCCGGACTGGGCGCGAGCGCTCCGTGACCAGTGCCAGGCGGCAGTCGTGCCCTACTTCTTCAAGGGTTGGGGCCAGTGGTTCCCGGATGAACAGTTCGAGGCTGAGCGGCAACAGCGCCCGGACTCGGTCATGCTGCCGTGGGATGTGCCAGATTCGGCCATAAAGACGATTGGCGTCGCCGACACCTACTATCGCGTCGGCAAGAAGAAGGCCGGCCGGCTGCTGGACGGCCGGGAATGGAACGAGATGCCTGCCCTGAGCACCGCCGAAGGGGCGGGGGTGAACGATGGCTGACCATCCCATCATCATGTCGGCTGAGTCCGTCTGCGGCATCCTGGCTAAGCGGACGACCCAGACGCGGCGGGTCATGCGCGTACAGCCTGTGGGCCACCGCACCGGATGGTCTCAGAGCCTGGAGCCCGGCGACGTGTATATCGAGCTGGACGGTTCTGTGACGCGAGCTGTTGTGTCTCGCGGCAGAAACAAGCGTGATGCCGGGGAGCTCACGCCTCAGAAAGTCCGCTGCCCCTACGGCCAGTCCGGGGACGCGCTGTGGGTGAGAGAGCAATGGGCAGCCCATCCCATGCTCAACGATTGCCGCCCATCGGACATCGGGCCGGGACACCGGATATGGTTTGCTGCTGACGAGAATAAGCCCGCAGGCTCCCGCTGGCGTCCTTCCATCCACATGCCCAAGTGGGCAGCGCGCCTATGGCTGGAAGTGCGGGAAGTGCGGGTCGAGCAAATCCAGGACATCAGCTTCGAGGATATTGAAGATGAGGGAGTCCCCATAGAGGACACCGGGCCAAGCGGGGAGAAGGGTATCCTGGCCTATCGCGACTTTCGGCAGCTCTGGGATTCCCTCAACGCCAAGCGCGGCCACCCCTGGTCCAACAATGACGGGGTATGGGCAATCACCTTCAAGCTGTTGGAGACACGCAGTGATACTACTCAGTCTTGATCCCAGCACCACGGCCATCGGCTGGGCCGTGATGAAGGATCCTGAACACCTGACCAAAGCCGACCGGCTCTTGCCAAAGAACCGCGAGGCAGACGCTCGTGAGCGGATTGATTCCATGCTCCCGCCTCTGTCTGCCCTGATGCGGCAGTACGAGCCGACCTACTGCGTCGTGGAACTCCCGGGGAAGGCCATGTACGGCAGGCGCATCAAGGGCCTGATGGTGGCCAAATCTCGCAAGGAGCTTGTGGGCAGGGTGAACGGGATCGTCCAGGATGTCCTCACTTACGCCGGGGCTCCCTGGAGCGTCTACGGTTACTTGGTGAGCATGGCCGAACTCGGCACCAGGGATTTTGACGTGGGCGGCATCCCGGCCGACGTGTGGACCCGGGGCATGCCAAAGAAGGAACGCCTCCTCCTGGCCCGCCTCCAATTCGCTCAATACAAGGCCCAGCCCGATCCCGATGGCGACATCGGGGACGCGATCGGCCTGGGGCTGTACTGGTTCCGTCGAGAACGACAAGCGGGGGCGAACCGGGCAATTGAGCAGGTCCGCAGCTCGCGACCAGCTCGACGCCGGAAGACAGTGGTGCCGGCCCGGCGCCGGCACCGGAAGCAGCCCTGCACTGCCCGGGTCGGCCGACAGGTGAGGGTGTACCGATCATCCAAGATGCGAAGGTAGAGGAGCAAGTGCAATGGCCGAAGCCTATTACATCGTGGACTGGGAACTGCATTACGAGGTCAACGACCACGGCAGCCCCTGGGAGGCCAACGGCAAGAACAGGAAGCGCAAAACGCCCCTGCCCTGGTCACGCCGTTACACCTACGGGCCCCGGGGGGACAACCAGGCCTACGAGGATGTCGCGGACATCACCATCGACAGGTATGGGGAGGCAGCTTGGCCCGTCGCCTGGGGTCTGTTCAACAAGCTCGTCGAGATCGCCGCCAGGCAGAAGCCCACCTCGCGAGGGTATGTCCTGGGCCGCGGCCAGAAGCCCATAGCCATGCGAGCCCTGATGCGCATCACGCGGTTCACGGAAGAACAGATTCAACTTGGCCTCGAGGCGCTGTGTGACCCTGAGGTGCGATGGGTCGAGGAACGGCCCTGGCCGGTTCCAGCGACCGATGATTCCGGGAACGTCCGGGAACTCCCGGACAGCCCCGGAGATTCCGGGAATCCCCGGAAAGTCCCGGAGCGTCCGGGAACTCCCGGAGCCTTGTCGACAACGCTCCCGGAAATTCCGGGAACTCCCGGAGCCTTTCAAGAACAGGAATCCGAACCCGAACATAACTCAACAGAAGAACATAACGAAACCGAAAGGGAACCGGAAGATTCGGAAGAGCGCGCGCAGGAGGAAGATTCGGGTTCGGAGAAGCAAGGTCAACAGCTACGATTCAAGGCACACCAGACCGCCCAGGCGATCCGCGAGGCCGTGGGTCTCAATGCCCGCGGTCCACCCACCAAACAGCAGAAGGCGGACATCACGTCGATCTGCATCATGGCCAACCATGTTTACCTTGGCCACGCAGGTCGAGTAGACCAGGCGGCACAGGCAACTCTCGACAAGGCGAAACAGGTCGGGCGCAGCCCGGCGCGAAAGCGCATGGCGGTGCTGATGGCATGGTTCAAGAAGCGACTGAAGGCAAACGGGCATGCTTGGCAGGACGCGATCAAGGCCGTCTGAGAACCCGGCTGAAGCAACTTGGTGTAGAATGGGGGGAGAGGAGCCGTCGTCGCGGGCGCAGGCGGTGAGGGTGAAAGGACAACCCATGAGTGAACCATCAGACATTGCCAAGGCAGCAGCGAAGCGATTCCTGGCCAAGCAGGACTTCTCGCGCGCCCGTAGCAGCTTTAGGGCACACGATCTGGCTACTGCCATCCAGCGCGCCATCGACGCCGCCACTGCCGAGGCCAAGGCAGAAGCCAAAGAATGGAAATTAACGGCAGAACAGGAATCTCGCAACAGGGCGGGGATGGTCGGCAGCGCAAAGGACATTGCCTATCTGGAGGCAAAGGCTGAGTTCAAAGCAGAACTCGCCGAGGCCAAGGTCCAGTTACGGGAGGCCCAAGACGCAGCCGCGAACGCACCTGATGAAGTGTGGGAGAAACTGCGCCAGGAGGGCGTTGATTTCTACGAAACGGACGAACACGGCGACGCGGAGGAGGACGCCCGCTGCGTTGTATATCGAGAGGACTACGGTGACCCATCGGTTGGACTGGCCAGTAGTTGCTGGTGGGAAACCACAGACGGCGCTTTCTGCAAGCTCAAGGCAGACCTCACCCAGGCCCAGGCCATCATCGACAAGGTGTCGAAAACTGCGGACGGGAAGCCGTTCAGCCAGGGCATGACGGTCTATCACGTTGGTGCCTGTGGAGACATGCACGTGGCCACCGTCCCCGCTCTGCGGCTCATCTGCCCGCACCCCGGTTGCGTTGATGACATAGACTGGGAGACGGCAACCGGCTGGTATTCCACTCCCGAAGGTGCCGCAGAAGCCGCCAAGGACACGACATGAACGACGAGAAATGCCCGCAATGCGGGGCAGAGTTTTGTGACCAAAGGCTTATGCTGGTGGAAGATTACTCAGAGGAGCAAGTAATCACCTTCGCGTGTGGCACTGAGGCGATTGTAGATGGCATCGTACTAACCGAAACGATGGCCTGCGTCCGCCGCCAGCTCGCCGAATCCCAGCGTCTTCTCGGCGAAGCCACAGCCCGCGCGGACAAGGCCGAGAAGGCAGCCAATGATGCTGAGGCCCACTGGCGAGATGAAGTCATCGCTGCCAGGGTGGCGCGGGACAAGGCCGATGAAGAAGTGGATCGGCTCCGGGGCGAGCTTGCCCGGATGGCAGAGGACCAGAAATGAACTCGCGGACGGCCAGAACGGGCCCGAAAGTCCAGAACGAGGACGACCGTTGTGCGCGCTGCTCGGGCATGGGGGAAGTCGTGAACCAAGCGGCGTACCCAATGACATCGGCAGGCCCGGCGACGCCCGGTGCGCCCTGGCGGCTGATCTGTCCGAGATGCCTCGGCACGGGCCGGGCGTGGTGGCTTGCGCGTCTACTCCGGGGCCTCGCGAGACTGCTCCGCACCCTCGCGGCATTCCTCTATCGTCTGTCTGATTCAGTGTAAGGAGAACAGCCATCTGTGACATGTATGGGCATGGATACTTCGAGCCCGTGAGCAAGACGGTGGTGCAGGACTACCTGCACAAGAACAGCCACAGGGAGCTGCTGCCGGACGGGACGCTGCGCCGCCTTCGGCCAGACACCAGCGTCCCCTACCACGACTGGACAGGGCGATGGCCGTGTTGGAAGGTGTGAACTGAATGAAGTGGCCCAAGATTGAGCATGTTGAACCCGGAATTGTTATCTGGGGCCCCGTCGTCATGGCAGGCTGTCCGCTTGCGGGGGGTGTGGATGGGCTATACATGACCAAGGATCGGCAAACAATCTGGATACGGAACGATCTGCGAGGGGTGCGTTATTGGCATACCCTGATCCACGAATTGACTCACTGGCTGATCGACCGGCTGCCGCGACGGGCTGGCAAATACCTGCACGACCTGCACGACGCTTTCGGCAACCCACTCCATGCATTCCTGTGGCAATGACGATACCTGTAGCGAGACCGCATGCCGAAGTACACACAGCCAGCAGGCTACACGCCCAACCCCGTTGACAAGCTGAGTCCCTGGGCCTTGCAGGTCCTCACCTGCCTTCCCCCAGAGCCAGCTCCCGGGACACGGCGGATGGACCCCCGGGAGGAGATCGGCTTGGCCGTGGTCGATCTGGCGGCAAGCCTCTGTGGCAACACGAAGAAGGCCTCTCGCCGGCGGGTGCGGGAGGCGCTGAAGCAGATCGAGAACGTGTACGGGCTGTGGCGTGATCGCTGTTCTGAGCGTGCCTGGGGACACAGGGAAGTGTATTGCATCCCGCGGCGGCACTGGATCATCATCCGAGACCGCCTCGAGCGGTGGTGGCACCGGCGGCGGGGAGGCGGCGTCGTGCGTCCGGCGGCGCGATTGCGGATCGTCAGGAGCACGCCGGCCAGGAGGGTGGCGATCTACTCGGTGAGACGACGGGCCAGGGCGGGGTGACAGGCAGAAGGATTGCTATGCAACATCCTGAGACTCATCGGGTAACGATGGAGAACGGGCCACGGCCCGCTGGTCGGCCCGACGAATGCTTCTACTGTAAGCAGCCGGTCGGCGAGGACCACAAGGCCGACTGCGTCTGCCGCCAGCGCACCGTGGTCGTGCGGTTCACTGTCGAGGCTGTCATCCGGCTGCCGGGGTTCTGGGACGAGGAACAGATTCGCTTCCGCTACAACGGGAGTTCCTGGTGTGCCAGCAACTTGGTGGAGATTCTGGCTGAGCCCAAGTGCCTGTGCCCGTTCACGACCGCGGAATTCGTCCGCGAGGCCACGGCCGAGGACGAGGCTGCATGGGCGAGCGATTGACAGTAAGCTGATCCCGGTGTCCGTGGCTTAATTGGAACAGAGCACTAGGTCGTGGGCCCGGGGACTGCGGGTTCGAGTCCCGTCGGACACCCATTTGCGGGTTGTGAAAATCCATCACCGGGTTGTCGTTTCCGCTTGACAGCGTGGTTGGGGTGGGTAGGATAGAGAGCGAGCCACGGACAGCACTGGAGCTGCCCGCAGCTCTGACCAGGATGCCCTGTTGGGAGAGCACCAATGGCTGCCAAGAACCTTACCGTCCCCCCTCTGACCGCGAAAGACCTTTCCAGATTCTGGGCTAGGGTTGATGTTCGCGGCACCGATGAATGCTGGCCGTGGACTGCCGGCCGTAATGGACGGGGTTATGGGCGATTCAACTTGCGAGGCAAGATGTACAGTGCCCACCGCGTTGCGTGGGTCATTGCCAACGGCTCGGTCCCTGAGGCCATGTGCATCCGACACCTCGCCTGCGACAACCCTCCCTGCTGCAATCCTGCTCATCTTGCGGTTGGTACGGATGCAGATAACATGGCCGATATGAAGGCCAAGCAAAGAGCGCCAACGGGAGAGCGACACGGCAGGCGTACTCAACCGGAGGCTACTGCACGTGGCGAGAAGGGGGGCCGGGCCAAACTCACGGCTACGGATGTACTCGCAATCCGTGAGCGCTACGCGACGGGAGAGATGACTCAAAAGGCGTTGGCGCAAGAATACGCAGTGGGTCCGACGTTGATCTGGTCCATTGTGCACGGCGTGATCTGGAAACATGTCGGTGGCCCATGCAGCGCGAGGAGCCCTCGGCCGCGCCTTACGCAGGCCCAGGTTCGGCAGATTCGTCTGCGCCACGAGAATGGAAACACAAGTTGCGCGAAGCTTGCAACAGAATATGCGGTGTCTGAGCGAAACATCCGGCGCATCGTACGCGGGACAACTTGGGGGGACGTTTCCTAAGAGCGGTTTGTGAACAAACGGAGGAAGGGGCTTGGAGAGGGGAGTTCTTCGGGCGGAGAATTGGGGTGATGCCTGACGATGAGGCCAACACCGCGTCCCCCTTCAGCCAATTGAACCCACGCCAGCAGCAATTCGTCATCCACTACCTGAACCATTTCAACGGCACGCGGGCCTACAAGGAGGCTGGGTATCGGGTCAGGAGCGAGGGAACAGCCTGGACCGGGGCCAGCAGACTGCTGAGAAATGTTAAGGTTGCGGCCGCTGTACGCGAATTGCTGAGGGAACACGGGATCACCCGCGAAGCCGTCATGTGTCGCTACGCGGAGATCTTCTTCGGGGCGGACTTGGCGGACTTCCAGGGGTTCCTCCAGGGCAAGACGACGTTGGTGGAACTGCGCCGGGCCGGCCGGGACACGCGGATGGTGAAGGCTGCCACGATCCACAGCCAGGGCAGAGATTCGGAGGTCCGCAAGCTGGAACTGCTCGATGCCCTCGCCGCCGGCCGGGAGTTGGGGCGCGTGCTGGGCATCGTGAGCGAGGGCCGGGACGTGCGGCATGGGGGTACCATCGGCCTCAAGCCCGGCGGCGACCTGACTCAAGAGGAACTGATGGCCCGGGCCCAGGCCAGCGCGCCGGACGATCGGTGGCTCGCAGAGGAAGGACAGGAAACAGCCAGTGGCAATGACCAAACGACAACGCCGAATCCATAAGGCCGGGCTGCGGTTCCGACGGGAACACCTGCCGACCTATGCCCGTATCCCGCGGCCGCTGGTCGGCTTCGGCAAGTGGCTGGCTGGGGTCAAGGCGAGGATCTTCGGAGGCAACCATGACGGAGCGTGAACTGGTTCAAGCCCGCTGGGCGGCGGCTGCCGGCGATCCGTTGGTGTTCGCTCGCTACTTCGTCAGGACCCTCGACCAGCACGACGAGGAGCAGCCGATCAAGCCGTTCCCGGCTTACCGCCGCCACATCGTGGCGCTGACGCGGATCTGGCAGGGCAACCGGATGATGTTCGTACCCAAATCCCGCCAGCTCCTGGTGACGTGGTGGGCCGCGATGATTAGCCTGTGGGACCCCTTGTTCCATCCCGGCCGGCTGATCTTCCAGCAGAGCAAGAAGCTTGAGGATGTGATCGGCAACGAACACTCCGGCGACGGCCTGTTGGGCCGAACCAAGTTCATCGTGAACCACATCCCATGCAGAGACTGGCTGTTGCCGGAGAGGGATGTAGAGATCCGGGCCAAGGGCATCACCTTCCTACGCCTGAATTCCTCGATCACCCCCATCGCCCAGGGCGGGAGCAAGATCAGATCGCACACCGTCAGCGGCCTCGTGAGCGATGAGACGGCCTTCCAGGACGAGTTCGAGGACGCCTACGGCGCCACCGTGGCTTCTGTCCGCCGCGGCTGGTACTTGGGCGTCACCACACCGGATTTCAAGGACGGGGGCTGTAGCATGCGGATCGCCTTGGACATGCCGGAGCCGGAGGTCGCATGACCGGTCTGACGATAACCCGCCCCCGCACGCTGATGCCGGGCCTCACGGTGCTGCCGACCCATCGGGACATCGTCGTGGTGAATCTGCACTACACTGCCGACCCAATCGCCTTCACCCCAGAGATCCTCGTGCGCGAACGTCGTCGGTTGGGCTGCGTCCAGAACCCGGACGGAACTTGGAAGGACTCCTGGCGGTGGCGGAAGGAAATGGAGCTCGACTGGACCGCACAGAAGGGCCAGGCTGTCTTCGAGGGGTCCTGGCTGGACCACCAGCGCCAGTTCCTCCGCGACCCGGCGTACAGAATGGATTGGGGCCTGGAACCCGTCGGCATGACCGAGCGTCAGTTCTGCGAGGAGCTGCCCGAGGGATTTGCGTACACCGGCGGCGAACGCAAGATCCACAGGGACACGGAGGACCGCGTGGTTCTCAGCCGCCTGTTCTTCCAGCTCGGGGAGGACAAGCGCCGGAAGGCCCTGGAGCGCTGGCTTGTGCGGCGTGCTGAGGGCAGGCTGGCCGTCTACGCACCACCCGACGCCCAGCCGCCTGACCTACCAACTCACGTCGAGCACGTCACCCGGGCAGTTGGTCTGGGCATGGATGTGTCCGAGGGGGTGGAGGCCTCAGACAGCACGATCGTCGGCTATTTCGCCGACCGACTTGAGCAGTGTTGTGAACTGGCCGACAACCGGATCAAACCGGCCAACTTGGGCAGATTCGCGGCGGCAGTGGCCAGGTACTACAACGACGCCTTGATCTGTTGTGTTCGCAAAATGCACGGCATCACCGCGATTAGGTCTATCTGGGACGACGCCGGCTACGGGCGCATGTGGCACAGCATCGACACGTCGAAGCAGTACGTGGTCCGGCGAGACCAACTCGGCTGGGCTGGCGGGGAGGCGACGTCGCCGTACTTGTTCGGGAAGTGGATGGACGCCCTTCAGCACCACAGGCCGATCATCCGGTCCTTGACCCTCCTCCAACAGCACCAGCAGTACATCTACGACGAGGCCGGCCGGATCACGCATCAGAGATTGGTCAGTCTCCCGCCGGCGGTTCGCGAGAGGCATGGGGACCTCGTGGTGGGCTCCGCGCTCGCGTTCCGAGCGTGCGTGGACCTCCCGAAGTTCCGCAAGGTGGTCGAGGTCGATCCCGCACCCCCCGGCAGCCTCGCTTGGCGGGACAAGCAGTTCAAGGAACGCGACCGGGCGGCTGAACGGAGTGGAGAGGTGGACTGGTGAGCAAACACAAGACCAAAAAGGTACGACGCGCTGACGGCACGCCGAACGTCGGCCGGATGCGCCGACAGCAGGCCCAGGTGTCTCAGGCCCTGACGCTGGCCCGAGCCAACCAGATGACCCAGCAAGCGATCATGCGCCGGCAAGGGATCGTGCTTGCGGCCTCGCGGGCAGAGGTACTCCGGCTCCGACGGCGTACCAGGATGCAGGAACTGGCCGTGGCCGTCGTAATTGCTTGGTGGGTGGTGTTCATGGCCATGGTCTTAGCTTTCGAGGGGTGCTGGGGCGTGCTGTGGGTGTGGATCAGAGGGAGGCTGGGATGAACGGACCACTGCAAATCCGGGTGTTCCTGAAGCACCTCCGTGAGGCGTGGCGTGCGTGCCGGGTTCCAGGAATCCGGCTAGGCTGCGCGCTGTGGGGAACTCTGTACCTCGCGGTGATCAACACGTACGACCAGGCACCGTCCTGGCTGGCTCCCCGCGGGTGGCGGTGCGCGGTGATCTGTTTCTTGCAGGTTCAGCGCACCGCGGCCCTCGCTGAACTGTGGAAGGTGACCCAGCACGCCTACCCCTGCGGATTCATCCCTGGCGAGTTTGCTGTCGTCGAGCAGTGGTTCGGTCAAGACAGAATCGAGTTCGACGGCGGCACGCAGATCGAGAGGCAGGTGACAGACGATGAATGAACCCACCGAGAAATGCCCCCTGTGCGACGGCAAAGGCACGATCTCGCCGGTCAGTTCGCAAGGCCATCAACTTGGCACGTTCGTCGGCGTGACCCATCGGGGCAGTTTCTGGTGGGCTTGTCCTGGGCTGATCCCAGCGGACATCTTCAACCCGGACCTGACGTGGTTCGTGTGGCCTGCGCACGCGTATCGCAATTGGCAGGCTGCACATTACACCCATGATTACTTCCGCGAACACTTCGCCCCGGTGAACGCCACGGCCCGCAAGATGATGGAGCAGATGCAAGCCCGTGTCGCAGAGAAGCAGGGAGGAGCCGATGAACCACAGTGAGACATGCCCGGTGTGCAAGGGTTCTGGTGAGTACTGGGGGCGGACCAAGGTTGTGCCCCGGCTACGTGACGCAGCGGCTCGAAAACTGGCAGACGTTCTCAACAATGCGAAGGAAGGGGATGTTGTGCTGGGCGACCCCGCGTTAGTGAGCCAAGTACGCGAACTGACGGTCTGCCACGGCTGCCAGGGTCGGGGATGGATACGCATTGAGCACAAGGCCGAGCCACATCCCCCCAGATTCCGCCCTAATGACGGCGGCGGTTCCATCCTGGTCGTGCCGGCAACACGTCCGGCCTGCGACTTCAAGGAAGGCGACTGGCTCGTGTGGTCGCCTCGCTGTGAACCCCACTCACCACCCCTGGCCACCATCGGAGACAAGGCCGAGTTCCTCAAACGATACGAACCACAGAACGACGCAGCCCGCAAGCTGGTGAAGCAACTGTGTGCCGACCTGACTGCGGCGCTGGTAGTGCGAGACCCGACAGCAAAAACAGCACGAACGACGTAGGCATCCTGCGCTGGCAAAGGACAGGCCGTGACAGCCGTTGACACCAAAGAGCCGGCAGCAGCAACCGACGAGCGGCGAGGACCTAACATCCGCACGTCGAAGACCAGCTTCGCCAAGAAGCTCGCACGCGCGATCGAGGCGGCCGACGAGCAGTTCAAGCCGCACCGCAAGCACAAAACGCGGATGGTCGAGCAGTACGTCGGGCCGTACTACGGCGACAGCGACATCAAGCCCGGTCGCCTACCCATCAACACGCTGTACCAGTTTGTTTCCGCGTTCGCCTCCCGCCTGGTCATCAACCCGCGTTGCGAGATGAGTACACCGGGCAGACCGTTCAGCTACGTCGGCAAGGTCCTGGCAGAGGCGACCAACACGAGAGCCGGGCACATGGGGCTGGGCGAGAGCTTCCGGACGGCGCTCGTGGACAGCCTGTTCGGGCTGGCCATACTCAAGTGCGGCCAGGCCGTGGAGGGTAGTGACGAGATGCCTCCCCACGGCTACCTGCACGACCCGGCCGAGCCCTTCGTCGATCCCGTGAGTCTGGACGATTACGGATACGACTACGAGGCGCGTCGACGTGACCGCAGAGCGTTCGAGTACGACAAGGAACGCCTGCCGTTGGAATGGGCGCTGGACTACGGCCACTATGATCGGGGCGCGCTTGAGGCAGCCCACGAAGCCAGCCCACAGAAGTCTGACAAGACCCGCAACGTCGGCGACAAGGGGCCACGGTCGGAGGACGGAGAGCTGTACGAGATGACCGAGTTGATCCACGTCTGGCTACCCCAGGAGATGATAGTGGTGGACCTGCCGGGGGACGTGGCGGCGACCACCAAGTTCGTCGGCGAGGTTGGCTGGGACGGCCCCGAGCGCGGACCCTACGAGGAGCTGGGACTGATCCATGTGCCGGACCACGACATGCCCCTGGCGGCCATAGCGCCGGTGTACGACGTGCATTTGCTGCTCAACGTGCTGGCCCGCAAGATCGCGCGGCAGGCGGAGCGCGAGAAAGAGCTGACCGTTGTTGAACCCGGCGAGGATGAACTGGCCAACACGATCCGCAAGGCCAGCGACGGCGCGGTCATCATGGGCAACCCGAACGCCGTCAAACGCCTGCAAAGCGGGGGTCCGTCAGATGCGAGTTACAAGTCGGCGGAGTACTTCGAGCAGCAAGGCAACCGCATCGGCGGCAACCCCAATCTGGTCGGTGGCAGTCAGGCCCAGAGCGAGACCCTCGGCCAGGAGCAGATGCTGTGGCAGTCCGCGGGGGTCCGCCTGGGCGAGTGGCGGAATCGGGTACTGAAGGTCGCGGAGCACATCTTCAAGCGGCTGGCGTGGTACGTCTGGCACGACGAGGACCTGTCGGTGCCCGTGAGCATCCCCTTGGGCGGCGGACATTATCACACTCAGGTCTGGACGCCCAGGAGCCGGCAGGGGGCCTTCAAGGACTACGAGCTGAAGATCGAGCCGTACGCCCTGCATTACGACACTCCCAAAGAGGAGTACACGGCGACGGTCAATCTCATGCAGAACATCGTGGTGCCCTTGGCGCCGATCCTGGCCCAGCAGGGCATCTACATCGACGCCCAGCGGCTGCTCCACATCCTCGGCAAGAAGGGCGGCCTCGAAGAGTTCGCGGAGATCTTCCGGCCAGGCGCGCCGATCGGTCAGGGCGGGACGCCGCAGCCAGCAGGCGGCGGAAGGCAGCCCGGCGAGACGGTCAACATCAACATGGGCCGTGGGCGGGGAGCGGGAACGTCGCCGGCGGAAACCCAGCAGGCCCAACCGCACAAGGCGCCGGCCGACTGAGAAGGAGACAACGATGGGAAACAGCCTGAATCCGACACCCGACGCCTGGACGCTGTTCAGGTCGATGTTCAAGGATGGGGATGAAGTCGTTATCACGACTGACGAGGATGAGTTCCACTGGGGCGTACTAACGATTGGCGATCTTGGGTGCGACGTGAAGCGCCCGGGCCACAAGCCGGTATACCTGGAATGGGACGTTATCCGGTTCATGGCCCCTGATGGATTCCCGGTCAAGAAGCTGATGGGCGCTGACGGGCACAAGAGCATCATGGGCCTGGATACCAGGGATACCCGGCGAGCGATTCGCCAAGCATTCACCTTCGACTTCTGTACCAAGTGCGGTCATCGGCACCAGAATGGGAAGGGCAAGTGGTGTGATGTGTGCCGGGGGACAGCACGCCTCCGGCCGAAGCGGCAGAGAGACGGCTTCGTGTATAGGTTTGGCGACCCGTTCGAGGTCCACTTCAACAGGGCAGTGCTGTTGAACCCCGGCAACAACTTCGCCACCCTTGGTTGGGAGATCGACGATTACACCTACTCCTGGCAGTGGGAAGAAGTGCTGGTCATAGACGGGCAGGCTCTGTTGTGGGACATCCCGACGATATACGTGGCCGCCGAGGCTGCGTAGTGGGACAGGAAGGAGACACCGATGTGCACGAACGATGAGTATGTGCGCGAAGCCTTGGCCCAGGAACACGCCGCCAGGACAGAACCCGTGGGAGATGAAATGCTGGCCAAGGCTCAGCGGGGCGTGGAACGACCGCAGTCCAGGGCCGAACTCGACCAGCGCATTGAGAAGCTTGAGGCAGCCTTGGCGGCGGCACGCTTGGTAAAGCTCTGCCAAGAGCGGCGCAACGCAGCCTGGGCTGAACTCCATGCGGCCGTCAAGTCACAGGACACTGCCGACACAGCCGAGACCGGCAAGATACCCGAGTTCAAGGTGCCTGAGGCGGGGCCGGTCTACGTCGACACGGGCATGTATGTCCTCGGCCAGCAGTTACTCTTTCTGAGCACCGGCAAGGCACATCGAGATCCGGGCGCCGGCCATGACGGACAAGTGGACGGACGAGGACCTCGCGGCCTTGGCCAAAGCCTTGCACACTTCCGAGTGGCTGCGGCAGATCGACGCTGATCTTCCTTCTGATACGGTGGTGATTGCTGGCGACTACCGATTTCGCCCAAGGGACATAGACGCGAAGATCTTGTCTCAGGTGAGGCTGCGACACGCAGACTACAGACGGCATGAACGGCAAGGCCAACTCGATGTACGCCTTGAGAGTGTAAAGCGTCTCCTGGACGCTCAGGTTCGGGAAGCGGTGGAGGACGGGGCGAGTGTGGAGACTGACCAATGATAGTAATGACCGACCTACATCTCGGCATGGTCTACCCCAAGAACCGAAGGTGGTGGTCTGACAAGAAGGTCAAAGACGTCACCTGCATCCTGGCGAGCATGGGATTCGACGTCCCATCGTGCGTCGACCTGGATGCATACCTGCGCCCGAAGCTGTTGTACATCGACGGCTGGGCGGAGGTGGGCCGGCAAGTGGCTCGCGGAGACTTCCACCTGGACATCGAGGAGTTTGACCGCAATAGAAGTCGCGCGCGGCGACTCTTGCAGGCGAAGCTGGACATGATGCTGCTGGGAATGATCCGCTTCTGTGAAGACCACGGACACGGCGAAGCCGTGCATCGAAAGGAGCTGAACCGCTATGAACAAACTGCGCTTCGTGGAAGTAAGTGAATCGAAACTCGTGTTCTACACTGCCCACTACGGCCCGAACCGACGGCGCAGGGGCAGGGTGGGGCGGGAAAAGGGGTTCTACGTTATCTCCCAGGAGGATGACGACGCCCCGCCGATTCCGTTGTTCGGCGCTGACGGTAAGGAGAGTCCTGGACTGAAGTGGTCTCAGTGCTACCGCAGCCTCGGTGAGGCCGAGACGGCAGCCGGAACCACCTCGCGGCAAGCCGAGGGCGAGCTCGCCCCACCCGGGAGCGTGGTCGCTATCGCGGGCGGTGCCGGCGGTGGTCCCATGACCCGCGACCGCGCCCTCGAGATGGCCCAGGAGTGTTGGGAGGACGGCGGGTATAGGGACCACCAGATGGACCCGACCCTGGCCA